TTCTTTTTCATCTGTAACCTGTGCAATTAATCCTCTTGCAACTAGTTCTTCATATACGCCCATTTTCACGCTCCTTTCGTCAATCAACCATACAAAAATAAATTATTAAAACCTGTAGGGATGGTGGATTTTTTCGCAATGAAAAAAAATCCACCATCTCATTAGGTTTTGATATTTTATTGATAGAGTTTTCTATCAATTTGTAACACTAGATAAAACCATAGTGCACGCACCTAAGGTATGTAATACGTAATACTATGGTTGATTCACTAATCAGTTATTGATTAGCAAGCACAGTTCTGTTTTACGATAGCGTCGATAGAATATCTAACAACGCCAGGTTCTACTTCGCTAAGTGTCTTACCTAGGTCTTCATCGTTAAGAAAACGACCATTTACACTTACCTTGGCATTGCCGACTGCAATACCCGCCTGCTCGAAACATTCTGCAACTGTTGTTGATGCTTCGTTAACTGTTAGTGTGTTTCTGCTTGTGCTGTTGCTAATATTAACCTGTACCATAAATTAAAAACTCCTTCGATATGTAAATAATAAAATAATAGTTTTATGTGCCGCCGATTTGACGGCACTTGATGAGTGAACTTAAATTGTGACTAGATTAGTTTTCATTAGTCTTCTGAGTTTGCGAATTCAACAAGGCTTTTAACCTCATCAATATCGTCATTAATCTTCTTAGTAATATCACCAAGCTTAGATTCGATTGTGTTAAGATTTTTAATTGCATAACCATAGTTTTCAGCAATAAAGGTCTTAATGTCATCGTTTGAATTCTTAACGCTTTCCAGAACTGGAATAGCAATGTAGGCGTGTTTAGCATCACCAATTGTTTCGTTGGCGAACGTTACACCAAACTCGTTAATCATTGGCTGATTACCTGTGTTGATGCCGAAATACACCTTACCATCTTCATCGGAAAGCTGAAGAGCTTCTGGTGTGAATCTTTCGATTCTCTTTAGTTCTTCTAGTGAAGCACTAGATTCGATAATTACTTTTTCTGCTGATACTTTGATGTTTGCCATTATTGGCTCCTTTCTGTTCCATTTGGAACTACAAAAAATGTCATTATTAGCTTACAAGAGACCTATTTCCCTTGTAATTACCAACTACGCCACGAGGAGGCTAATGCATGTAGCCACAGTTAGGCACACAGATTAACTATGTGCCGTTTGTCTATCTATCATATTCTTCAATATGACAGCCATTGCTTTTAATGGAGGATTTGCATTTTCTCCATATAAAAAGAACTCACTAAGTTTTCTCTTAGCGAGTTCTATCTTTCCTGCGTTGATGTATCTAAATGTTTCATCAAGTAAAGTATGTAGCTTTGAATCTTGATACCCCAGCCGTTGCTGAGTCAAATTTGTTACATTTTTCATCTGCGGGACAACCTCTTTTCCTTTTTGCGTCGAGTATATAAAGACATACATCGTAGTCTTCACCATCTACTCTCATATTCCTTTTATGTACGCATTTGTTGCACCTTGCACACATTATTATCACCTCCTTGTAATATGTTATAATGCAAACTATTTATATTGTTTTTCTTCAGGCGAAGCCCGGGAAGAGCTCTTCTTTCTGGTTTCTTCCTGTTTTAGGATTAAGATTTTGTAAGATTGGTTGACTAATCCAGCATTTACAGCGATAATATTGTCCCCCCCTGTAGTGCTAATCGCTTTCGCTTGTCTTAGCAGTAGAGACGCTGCTGAATCTTCCATTGCTCTCTGTGCAGACCCATATCCATCGTCCTAACATTGTGATACACCAGGTAAAACCATGGTGTTAGTAAAAAACTAAATTACTTTGCATTATTTGTACAATCGACAAACAAAAGGAGAAAATTTTGCCGACTGTACAATATATCAAAATGATGTCATACATCAAATTTTGAACAAAAGTGTACGCCTATTGTGCTAAATTGACCTGCAAAGTATACACCTTAGGTCAATTTTTCTAAACCAATCTCGTTCTGCGTATTAGCAGGTAATACCATGCTATCATATCGTCATATGTATACCCACAATAGGCGTGATCAAGCCATTGGGAATTGAACCCAATTTATTCTACCACTAGCTTGATATTTGGGTGTTGCTACTCACAACACCCTTTGTGAGGAAATATGTAGAGCCGCTACCACACGACTCTATGAGAAAGCATTACCGTAGGACGGATTTGAACCGTCTACAACCTATTTCTACGGCATTTATATTAAATTTGATAGACGACATACTATATCACTGCCATTAACAGACCTTACTTCTTTTGATTAAAGTATTGTATTTTAAACACACCAGCTACACTCTTTATATTATCATTTCCGGGAAAGCGAGTGATCTTAAGGAGGACGTTTAAAATTGTCTTGCAATTTTAACGGACGACTGTACAGATCACGTGGCTTGCATGGAAATATCTATATAAAGTTAGTCAAGTTAGTGCCTTTTGAAGTAATAGATAACACCATATTACCTAATCAATCAACAATGATTAGAATTACTATAGCTGGTGTGTTTAATATCATATTAAGGCCTTAATTGCACTGTTCGGTTTTGAAGATAATAACATTAGATTTTCTTCATACATATACCAACAGTAACCATATCTTCCCTTATGATTACAGTCATGGCCGTGCACATATTCATCAAATTCTACACCAATCGGAGGCAATTGACCTGTGTTAGCCGAAATTATTGTACCACACTTATGTCCTGTATTTGAATTTCTGACGCCTCCTGCATTAACCACTATCACCCGTTGACCTACTTCAAATTTCAAACATCTCACCTAATCCTTTTCTTTAGTTAACAACGTTATATGACCGTCTTTGATATAAATATCGTCGACAATATGACAAGTTAATATGTCTCCCACCTCTGCGCTGATGCGCTTAACATTATATCAACGATTTAATTGTACTGTTTGGCTTTAAAGATATTGGACTTAGATTGCTTCTTGGTACATACCAGCAATAACCATACTTTCCCATATTACAACAATCATGCCCACGCACAAATCTATCAAACTGTACAGCCACTGTGGCGTCGCCGGGACCATATCCAATTACTGTTCCGAATTCTTTATTTATACAACGGCTTACCTCGCCCCTTGGGTCGAGTGCTATTACTCGTTGACCTATTTTATAATCCAACCATCTCACCCACCTTTAACGATGTAATAAAAGTGTAATTTTATTCATATCAATTGCGTCTACCGAGAAGATGTTCTAAAGCTTCCCGCTTTGTAGTATAGACATTATGATATGCGTAGTCTCCTTCTTTGGAAACCAACCATGCGACTCCGTCTTCAATATAGATATCTTCGATGGTGTGGTCAAATAATATACCACCTATAGCCATTGTATAGAATTTACTTCCTTTTTTAAGAACAGGCTTTCGACTATATACAACCGTTGTAGAGATGCTATTAATATTTACACTTTTATATGCTGGATTTAGAAGCATAGGAAGAGAATTGACATCTCTCAATCTTTCAACCAGAATTACTCCCCTCTTTTCTCTTTGCAACTCCTTATCAAGGTAATATAACTCGTTGTCTAATAGGTTGTCTATCTTACAAAAATCCTTAATATATTTTCTGTCTATATAAAGGATTAAATCTGCTGTTTGGTCTCCACCGACATCTTTCATAATAACGCCCTTTTTGCCGTTATCAAAAGTTAAAATATCTCCTGTTTTTAAATCATTTTTCTTCATTAACAATCTCCTTTCGGGTCGTAGTTAGAACAACACTCATCGAGTGGTTTTTTGTACGAAAAATCTTTAAGACAAAATCCAGTCCAATAAGCACAGTCTGCGCAATGCAACCCCTGTCCAATGTCGACAGGATTATCTCTATCAAATATGGTTTGTATACAGGGATTTAATCCTCGAGGTCGTAAAGCGTAAAGAAAATCGCAAACTGAATTAACTCTATATGCTTTTACCACTATATTATCTTTAAGAATTTTGTCTGAAATTAGCTCTGTGGGCTCTAAATCTTCATCAATGAGCTCGTTAATATAATCAAACCCATTAAGAAAACCTCCTTCTCTATGGTAGACAACAATATCCCTAGGTTCGTCGTTCCAAGAGCAAACATTCTTGAATACTACGCCCTTATTCCCGTCACTAAGTTCTAAAATATCTCCTGTTCTCAAATATCTTTTTTTGAGTGTAATCATAAATTGATACCCCTTTTTAGACATAGTTTGTGGCAAGCACAATATAGTTCATATCTAAAATCTCTTCATCAGGCAAACTTGTGTCAAATCTGTTAGTGACTTGAAACCTCTTTACCTTATATTCCGCCCCAGATTTGTTATCTCTAATGATAACAAATCTTTCGTTCCACTTACGGATTTCTCCGTGTAGCAAACTTAGTAATTCTTCAAAGTCGTCATCGTAGAACGCAATATTCCTATCAACTTCGACATTTAAAGGATATTCGTTAGACAAACGCCTAATGTCGTTAATCTGCCTAACAATGTTTTCGAGATTATTACCTTTTTTAATACGGGCAACAACACCACTAAATATAAGCATCATCGTCACCCTCTCCAAGGTATTCAATATACCTATCATTGTTCTCTTGGAACTGGTGAATTTCGGCGAGTAATTCGCCTTCGCTAACTATATCATAGTTGCCACAGGTAAATTCGTAATCACCGTCGTCATCTTGACAATAATGATTTCCAAAACTGCCACAACAAGGACAGAATTGAAAATCAGCAGTTGTACCGAAACTTCTCTCCCATCTTCCGTCTGGAAGACGGGTGTAATCTGTCCAGAAGCCATAGTGACCCCCGTTGTTAGACAAACCACTTTCGTAGTCTGAAAAATCGTTAAACCTAACGATTTTTACATTTTCGTCAATGCCAGCTACCACAGCTGGCTTTACTAATACTTTCATCTTGTCTCTCCTTTGTTTCTTAACATTCTTAGGTAAGAATGTCTTATCTGTTTTAGTAGCTTATCGCAGCTACTTTCCAAAAATATAACCCCTATGATTAGGAGCCATAACACTAATGCGCCACATATCTCCTTAACTATGCCGTCACAAGTGAGACATAGTGTCAGATTTATTATGTTAAGCAACAACATAATAATATTTGCAATAGCGCACCACCTAATATTCCAAGTGTTGCGCCTAATCGCCTTTTGCTTTAGCCTTCTTTTCATATATGTATCCTCCTTTTCGCCATAAGGCATATAAGAACCTACCATAGAACTATATTAAAGGAGAAATGGATTCAAATTTTATTAGAAAGGACAATGTTAAGTAGTGCAAATGGGATGTCCTATGGTAAGCTCTTACACACCTTATGAACAAAGACAAGGTGACTCATATTGCTACAAGCCACCTCGTAAAATTGTTATTTCTTTATTAAATTTAAAAAATCTTCCTTGATACAATTGCAGTATCCATCAATAGAGCCATCGCCATACAGCCAAAAATCAAAACCACGCCAATCCGAGAATATTATCACTTCGTGACCACAAGTTACACCTGTGAATTGCTCCTTTATCGATTGTTTTATTTCCAAAACAGTCGATTCGCATGTCTTACCATAGTGAATTTGCTCCTTTAATAAGATATATTCTTTTAATAGTTTTAAATCGTCTTCGGTTTCAATGTTAAAAATTTCTACTGTGACATCATCAACAGCATCGTAATTAATTGTACAGAGGTGGATACTTTTTTCATCTGTCATTCTTTTTAGCTGAGATGAAATTTCATCCACCCTATTCTTAATTTCCGCTAATCTTTCATAGTTTCTGCAATCTTCTTCATAGAAGAATGTAGACCCGTCATTGGATACATATATAGTATCGTAGTCCTCTTTTACAATTTTCATTATTCCTTCCTTACTACCAAATAGATAAAATAACAAATTCATCCTTATTTTAATTAATATCTTACTGCCTCTTGTCGATTGATGAAGAAATGTATGCCTTTAGCATATTCATGCCATCTATTTTTATCAAATCTTGGTTCTTTAACAATCTCACCAACCTTATATACAAAATTATCGTCAAAGTCACTTACTACCTCTTTGACATCACAAGGTATATTTTTATCAATATTTTGAATTGATAATACTTTTGCTTTATTACATCTACAGTCTCTCCCTGTAGCTGAGAGACGCTTAGAATCGGGCAGAATTTCTAATTCTACAATAAGGCCATTAGCTTTTTTATAACCAATAAATGACCCAACATCGGGGCAAGTATATGGAATAAATGGAACATTTTTAGCATACCCCAGACTAACATCATCTAAATTAGCGCCTTCTAAATTAGCGCCTTTAAAATTGGTGCGTCTCACATGAGAATACCTCAAATCACTCTTATACAAATTACAACATCTCAAATCGCTCTCGCCCAATGAAGCGCCTCTTAAATCGGCTTGGCACAAGTCAGCTTGATACAAGTTAGCTTGTTTTAAATTGGCATATCTCAAATCACTCTCTTGTAAGTCAGCTGCCGTTAAGTTAGAACCTCTCAAGTTAGCACAGTACAAATTAACAAATCTTAAATCCATCCCGCTCAAATCAGTGTCACTTAGGTCAGCTTTCATAGACTTCCAGTCATCGCAATCCCTTCTCAACCAATGCCGATGATTTTTTAATATTTGTTTTAATTCCTTTTGTGATACCTTTTTCATATTTTATTTACTAATTTCCTCAAATATCTTTTTGTCCTCGAACCTCTCTGAAAGGTCAAAGAGATACTCCATCTTCTGGAGTTTCAAAGTCCTTTCCTTATTGATTTGGACAACCTTAACATCACGCTCGCATGTAGCAGAAACGCAATGTTCTACCACAGTCGATGCTGAAATGAATGCTAACAAACTACATATAATAAGCGTAATTAATACGCTTGCTTTACTAAAACTCATAATATCGCCCTTCACTAAACATCTTCTGGATAACGAACTCGCCTGTATCTCGATTATAGTGAGCAAGTTCAAATCTCACAAAATTCGTTACAAAAGCACTAATAGTAGCAGTTAATACCGGTGTGAGACCGGTAACATAAATTCTAACCATTTTATTAGAAAGTTGAGCTCCCTCTTCCCATTCAATATCTGGGTGAGAGTCAACCCAATCCATAGCAGTCTGTTCGTGAGACTTGAAGTCGAATGGATTTTCGACTACCTCTGGAAAAATGTAGTCATCAACAGGCAATGGGTGTCTACCTCGGCATAACCCAACCTTAATCACTTCATTTTTTTGCTTTCTTGACATAAAAATTCCTCCTTTATTTAACGCTACACCGACTGTGCTACACAAAGATTAAACTGCGGTTTTGCGAAGGGTGTGTCTTTGGCTTGGGCTAATGCATTGAAAATGCTTTGCCCAGCCAAAAGACTAACCCTTTCGCAAGGAAGCGTTTAATTTTTAATGATGCAAGTTTGCAGACTATGTGACGCAGTAGGTAAAACCTTACTGCTTCAAGCAAATATGTAGATGTAATCAATAAGAAGTTTTGCTTGAAATCACCGCAGTCGGTGCAACCTTTAGAAGTGTTAACTTCTAACCGAGAGGCACACCAATAGGTGTGCCCTACGGTTAATAGTTAGGCAACTTCTGCTTCAGCTTTAGGTTCAGCCTTAGCTGAAGTTTTTGACTTAGCTCGAGGCTTTCTTTTAGGCTTTGCTGGAGTCTTTGACTCCTCAGCCTTGTCCTCAGCCTTTGACTTATCGGACTTATCCTCGGACTTATCCTCAGTCTTAGCTTCAACTTTTGCCTTTGAACTTGAAGCTTTTTGTGCCTTGTCGGCGTTGATAACCTTTAGGGCTTCTTCAACGCCCTTTTCAGCCTTCAAAGTCTCGTATTTATTACGCAAGTCTTCATTATTCTTGACTGCGTTTTTTGCATTTTCGATTTGATTATCTAATTGTTCCTTACGCTCAGTTAGATAATTTACAAACTCTTCAGCCTTAGCCTTTTTTAGCTGGATTTTCACCACAGCTAAATTCTTTTCGAATTCTTTAATGTCAGCAGTCTTCTTACGAATTTTGCCGAGAATTCGACGCATCGCAGTCTGATACTCAGACTCTTCAACTGACATCATTTCGACTTTCTCAGCCATAATGCCGAGAATTGACTCGACACTTGTAACAAAACGCCTTTTGGACTCTGGTTGCCATACAGCATAGGCAACGAAGTCCTGCTCACCATACAAGTTAAGCTTGTCCTTACCCAGTTTTTGACAAACTGACACCAAGTCATACACATTGTGCATGCTTGCGTGAAGGTCGTTAGACTCCTTCGTCTGTTCGCAATACTGGAACAAGTTCTTCCAAGCTTCAAAACATTCTGACTCAAACGCCTTGATTTGCTCAGAAGTTGAACCGTCATGAAGTGCGTAACACAACTTGCGAGTTGCTTCCATAAGCCCTTCCATAGAGTTCTGGTACCATTTGAGGTGCCCCTCTGGAATACCAAGTTCATCGCATAATGATTTATTAATCATCCCACGATTACCACGATGGCGAGCCTCTAAGATAGCCTTACGCATATCATAACCAAGGTTAGTTGTTGATGTCTTTTCTTTTTTGTTGTTGTTACTCATAACAACATCTCCTTTATTAATTACTTTATGCCATAAGGCATACAACAACCTACCTTACTCAATAGACTGTTGTACACCTTATGAGGTGTAAACAAGGTGACCCATGCCGAAGCATAAGTCACCCTATTATCGAATAAGCGTTGGTATAGGTCACTCAAGTTACAAATACTCTATTTGCATCAAACCTAATCGACACGAGAGTATTTAAGCCTATCGTAACCCAACCAAAGCTTTAAGTAATCTAAAGGTTGAAAAGCTTTGTACACCAGTACGCCTAACGGCACACATAGCCAAGCCGACCCTTAGTGGGTGTTAGAACTCTAGTAAATTTGTTTTAAGGTCTTGAGTCTACTAGCCTCGTGACAAAGTCACTCCTTGACCTGTATTTATTTATTGCCCTGATGTTACTTCTTCCGACCATCAGACCGTACTCTAACAATCATATCTCACACAATGTAAAATATAATTACTCATTCTTTAAAGCCCGAGTAGGTAGGCTTTTAGGCATTATTGCCTAATGTAAGCCACCCATATAAGGTGACTCACATTAGAAAATAATATTTCTGAGGGTTTTCATAAGTTCGGAGTCTGTAACTCTAAAGCCGTTGACCACGCAATAGTGTTGACCTAAAGAAACATAGTCGTATCCACTTGTAAATGCTATATCATGAAAAGTGACTAAATCAATTCCATATACCTCGGACATTTCTTCATCAACGCCACTCAATTGACAGTTCAACTCAACTTGCTTATTTTTGTGACTTTCAGTTATAAAAGCACTACAAGCGTCGCCAAGTCGGCTGAAACACCTTGTATAAAGGTCTGAATACCACTCGTCACGAACGGTTACTCTGAAGCCAACTTCATCAAAAATATCACCGTTGTGAGCTATTGGAATACTTAATTTCACTTTACTTCACTCCTTTCATAATTTTTTGTATGCAAATCTGACGCAACAACACCACGCCTAATATCTAACCTAATAGATATTTTTGTTGATATCGTCACGCATAACATGACGCGTGTGTGAAGTCCGTTCGGTGTTCCGTTCGGTGTTCCGTTCGGTGTTCCGTTCGGTTTCCGTTCGGTTTCCGTTCGGTTTCCGTTCGGTTTCTTCATAAATAACCGAAAAAAACGCAACCTTTTTTGACCTAAAAAACAAAAAAATTTGAAAAAAATTGAAAAATTTTTCTTCTGGTAGATACAAAAAAAATAGCCGGTAGAAAATTCTACCGGCTACAAAAAAATCACTTATACATATTATATTTAGCTTTGATTTTGCTTTTGAGTTTGCGTATATTCTGTGTACTACAGCTCAATGCACTTGCCAGCCTTGTAGTAAAGTCATAACAGTCAACTTGACTACAGTTAAAACAAACTATAATAAAGTTTGTTTGATGTTGATTTAAGTGATATTTTTCCTTACATTTAATTATAAAGGTTTTTTCTTTTAGGGTCATACATCTAAATATTTCAGGTGCGTCTGTGTTAATGTATAAATCGTCACTACAATGTTTGTGCTTGATAACTCTGGTCACATTGTGTTGACGGACTTTATCCCTTAATATTCCACACGCCCACCAGGACAACACTCTGAAAAACAATTCCCCTGCCGTTGCTCCGTTTGCGTACAGCTCATTAAAGTGTACAACTTGCTTTTCTGTCATCTCACCACTTATATCACATAGCCTATAGTTACTATACTCTTCAATCAGCTCTAACATAAGTACTCTATATTCTTGCATCCAGTCCTCAAACCGATTACACTCGCTGTTTTTATATTTAGCAAATTCAATTGAGATAAATTCTAACATAGACTTTAATCCACTCCTCGCATACAGCCAACTGAATTGACTGTACACAATTTTTTCGACTGTTGCTCTGTCTGTTATCTGTTCAATAACATAGTTTTCATAATCCTTTAATTTTTCACTTATTGGTACTAACATAATAATACCGTCCTTCCTGCTGAGCTTGTCAGCTATAATTTTTTTGTGTAGTCAGATACAAAAAAACTCTGTATCTCTACTATTAAATTGTATCATATTGTATAGTATTCATTATTCCAAAAAAGAAATATAATATATTTTTTGTTTATTTTTTCGTTGGTAGTAATGTACATCAAATAGTATTTGACATTTTCGCACAATGTAAAATACCCATAGCAATGGGGGATATTTTACAGATTTTTCAACCGTGCAACACTACAGACATCACTAAGTTACACATTTTTCCTCACACCTCAAAAAAATCACTATTCATCACACTTTTCTATTGATTTTCTAAAACTTATTCCGTCATTACGGTTCTATTTTAATGTAAAAATATTTCTGAAAAAATATTAATATTATGTCAAATCGGTAACTACGGAAATAAACAAAAAATAGTTAAAATTATTTGACGTTTTTCGTTGACTTTCTGCTAAAACAGGAGTATAATAAGAGTATAGAAAATTACTATTTTCCGTTTACTATGGAGGTTTTAATATGGCAAATGATAACATTATTCAAGTTGATTTTCTAAGACGAACTAAGGTCAATATTCTACCTAAAAGTACAGAAGTAACGTCTGATGTAGTAGAAGAACATGATTCTCAACCTATTAAGTCCGTACAAGATATTGAAAGGATATCTACCTTTCTAAAGTTACACGGAAGATATAGAGATAATATGTTATTCATACTTGGTATTAATATGGGTCTTAGAGTTTCTGACTTACGTAATCTTAGATTTGCAGATCTTATTAATGACGACTGTACTTTTAAAACTACCTTTCCTGTATTTGAGATTAAGACTAGAAATACTAGAAAGAGAAAGAAGAACAGATATATCAGTATTAACGATGCTGTTATTGAAGCAGTTACTCTGTATCTAGAACATACTCCTGATGTTAGACTTGATGATTATCTATTTGTATCTCACGGTAGGGATAAAACTAAGGCAAAGCCTTTAACTAGACAGCAAGTCTATAACATATGTCAAGATATAAAAAAGAGTCTTCACCTTAGTATAAGATTTGGAGCTCATACTTTTAGGAAGACTTTTGGTTTTCATCAAATGGCTATGTCTAATAACAACCCTAGAAAGCTACTCTTACTACAACAGATGTTTGGACATTCTTCTTCCATACAAACTCTAACTTATATTGGTTTGACTGAGGAAGAGATGGAGGATGCTTATCTAAATCTAAACTTAGGCTCTGATAAAGTTTACAGTAAGGTAATCGACTCTGTTATTGAGGAAGATAAGGTTAGCTAATCTAACCAATATCTAATCCATACTATATAAAAGCGTTGCTTACGCAACAAAGAGTTTTTTATTTGAGGTATTGAAAGGAGGGATACATCTCAAGACAAACTTCTCGTGTACGGACAGTATCTGCCACTACTGTTTAGGTACACTTTGTGCTTCAACAAACTTACACTTTTTTTCTTAAAAAGTGCCATATTTACGTTTTGCTTTGCAGCCTTTGCAAACCATACTCTGCAAACTCTGTATTTTTGTCTTTAGAAGCCGCATTTTTGCTGGGTTTTTGACCCCCGAGTCTTTTAATTAATATATATAATATATTATATATACGGATAGTAAAATTTTATATACGATAGACCATAGGTGCTTGTACCGTAAGCAATATTCCAACTATACGAAAATGGCACCCTACCGTATCCAATTTTAGCTACTCACCCTTTTGGTGCTAAGGTTGGGTGAGTAGCCCCGCCGAAAAGTCTGCAAAAATATTGAACATAATAATAATTAATGAACACTATGTATTATAAGTGTTGATTATCTGCTATTTACGTAGTGGTACAACGAGGTTGAAGCGCTCAATTACTATACAACAGAGGAAATATCAGAAAGCTATTCAGTCGGAACGCACACTGGTTGGACAGCCGAACTGATCCAACCTTTTATTTGTACGGATAAAAGGAAAGAACTAAATGACTACATATAAAACTAAAAACAGAACTGCTAACGCTACATATACCTTCACACTATGTGACCATTGCTTGTACGGAGATTCTACCAATGGAGTATGCAAGCCAGACTACGGCATAGCTTGCTCAGATTTCCTTCCTACGCTAGAAGAAGTAGTAATCCACAATGAGTATGAAGAAGACCTAAAAATGCGACAGAGCTTAAATTTGGAGCAATTACGAGAGAATAGCGACGATTTATTTGATTGTTTTGATTGGTCTAACTACAATTACTAATAAGTACAACGGAGGTAATACATATTGAGTCACAAGACAGGAGTTAATATATTGTCCTTAGAAGCCAAAGATTTATACTTAGCTAACAGATATGTTGATGGTACGGACAACACACAAGGCTACAACATACGAAAGCAAGATGGAAGTATAAACACCGGTAAGTTCATTAACACTTTAGACTATTCGCTAGACCTAATTAAGTTGAGAGAGGTGTATTACAAAGTATATAGAAATCAAAGGTTCAGCTTTTGGGAGAACGGATACGAATATACTAAGAGCGTAATTAACGTAACCTTTAACTACAGCAACAAAGAATACAATCCGATGTATGGAGGTTTATATTTAAGAGAGGGGTATAATTATAAGAATATAGAACTCAGTGACTGCACTTACGCAGTAGGCGATAATTTAGTAGCGATACAAACTAACAAGCCCGTAGAAAACCCATTGCCCCAAGAAGTTCTGGGTGACTGCTTTAAATATGATGAAGAAAGCCACACTTATCAAAAGGAAGCAAATATACCTGCTGTAACATCAGTAGCAGACTTACGAAAAGAACTATACGCCAACGGCTTTACTTGTGACGGCGTAGAGTATGTTCGTTTTAAGAGAAGTAGCGGTAGTAGTAGAGTCGGTAAATGCTTATTCATAGATAAGAAACTATACTCTCAAATGCACAGATGGGAGATGTGTGGACTAACAGTAAAGCAAGGGCAGAGCATAGATTTAGCAGGGTTAGAATCTTATATCTCCTTAACTTTGAGTAGCATTATAGATACTATTGAAATCCAGCCTGAAAACATCTTAGTAATAGATGACTACGAAAGCGTGTTCAAAGACAAGGTTGTGTCTACTGAGCTAGGCAAAGATGGTTGGCTAAAGAGTGAAGAGAAGATTATAGATGTACATAATAACATCTGGGACGGACAGTCACTGCTAGACTCTTCCCTCTTCGGTAAGTATTCTCAGTACGGATTTCTCTTATTACGTAACAGGTTCTTTAAGTCGGCTTGTTTTAATACTAAGATACAGCAGTGGTTTGCAGATAATAACATTACAGATGTTGGTCAGTTAAACGGGTTTACTTTAGCCGACGATATATCAGATATTAAGTTGATAACCACTCCAAGTAGTATTAAATACTTAAAGTTCGGCAAGTTGGAAACTTGGCTAAGCAAGATAAACTCCACATTCGGTGTAGTAAAGCATGAGAAACCACCTAAAGGCTTATTAAAGAAAATGGTGCAGTGCCACTATCAGCTTATCAACACCCTACAACTTACATATGAGGAGGTAGAAGAATTTTTAGCACCTTCTTTAGATTATCTAGAGAAGCTAAGAAACGACCCAGATGTGCTTAAGTATCATATTAAATATCCTGGAGACAAGAAGTTTCAAGCAAGACCTATGTATAGTACTAACGAAGTGGTATATAACTTGTTAAGTCTAAATACAGCCTTTACCAGAACAAAACTCTACCATAACTTTAAAAAAGACCTAATTAACTCATTTATATCTAATATGAGAATGGGTCATATATATGTTGATGGTAACTACTCTGTTATGATAGGCAACGGCATTGAAATGTTACAAAGTACAATAGGTAAATTTAATGGTGAGTCTGTAATAGGCGTAGGAAGTATTTCCTCCAAGAGATTTGAATATGATACAGACATTCTAGGAACTAGAAGCCCTCACGTTACAATGGGCAACATATTGGTAACTCACAACACCTATAACGAGGATATAGAAAAATACTTTAACCTCACAGAAGAAATTGTTTATGTCAACAGCATTAATGAGAATCTGCTTAATCGTTTAAGTGGTTCAGATTTTGACTCAGACACAGTATTGCTTACAGATAACCCTGTATTGCTTAGAGCCGCTAAAAGAAACTACGATGTATTTAGTGTTCCTACTAGTGATGTAGAAGCTAAGAAGATTGAACGATATGATAGCAGTGAGCAACAAGCCGACCTAGACATTAAAACTTCTGTAAATAAGATTGGTGAGATTGTAAACTTATCACAGATAGCTAATTCAATCCTGTGGGATAGAATTAATAAAGGGGCGTCATTTGACGATGTGAAGAGCTTATACTTTGAAATATCTAAGTTAGACGTTATGTCTAACATAGAAATTGATAAGGCTAAGAGAGAATACCCTATTGATAGCGGAGCCGAGATTGATAAGATTAGGAATAGCATTATCACTCAAGATTCTAATGGAAGAAGAATAATGCCTAAATTTTTCTCAGTTATTGAAAAGAGCAAAGGTTACTATGACTCAGAACGTAAGCAGTACAAGAAGCATGAAACAGCTATGGATTACCTTCAAGCTATCATCGAGAGACATATTTCGATACACAGAAAAGATAAACTGTGTATTGATGGAGTGATGGGTGAGTATCAATATAGATATAATAGTAAGACATATACTGTTAGTTGCTGTAATGTGAAGTACAAGAGAGATGGTGCTAAGATTATCAAGCACGAACTTGATAACGATTGTACAGATAAGATATCATACTTGCTCCCATCCCAGATAAGCATAGAAAAGGATATGGTCTATATTCCATCAGAATTTCAGCCATTCTCTTCTATAGTTAACTTTAAAAACTATGATATAAAGAAAGTGTGGTATCAAGGAGCTTACAATATAATTGACAAAGTAAGGGAGACAAAGAGTATATGTAAAAAATACTGGGGTGACGACAGTATGGACGTACATCAAAAATACAAGTTAGTTAACGAAGTCAAATCTGCTTGTGTTAATTATATTGAAGCAAAGCGTATAGGTAAAACCACTATGATGTGGCTACTCTCAGCAATCGAAAGACCAGAAAATAAAGACATATCAAGAATGTTAATGTCTATATTACTAGGATGTCCTAACAGGGAATTTATGAACTTACTGTTAGAGAATAAAGAGGACTGCAAGTCCTTAGTCCAGACAAACACTAATAACGAAGATACCATTTCTTTGTACGGATATCTGTTTAAAAAAGTTTAATACATATTTTAAGACCGCCTTCGGGTGGTCTTTTTTTGTTATACAATTAAACATTATTCCTATTTATTTTATTAAAAACTTACAAAAATCGGCGTTTTTACTCGAATTTTTTTATAAAAAATCGCAGTAGCCCAGTATTAATGGGCTTTTATAATGCTTTTGAGAATTTATATATGGAGGGATAGACCCTCTGCCTAGAACTTAGGCATCTTATATAAAAGGAATGAAATATTTGATATTAATTACTAAACAAGAATCATTAACCATTAAGAGTGAGTATCCAGATGCGTACATCGTGCGTACTTGTAAAAACAAATCTAAGAGACACAGATATTATTGTCCGGAAATTTTTGGGTACTTACGACTAATCTCAGATACAAATCCCGACGCAAAGAAGTTTGTATCGTCAGCCGGTCGTAAGAAACGTAATATCAACCTAGATATGTTTAACAAGAGAGGTTGGTAATATGAGTAAAGAAATTACTGACGCTCTGTCTAAATACAATCTCACCACAGAGTCGTATGAACAATGTTTAGATGAAGCTTCTAAGAAGGTAGACCACCTAATTGATAAGGAATGGTCAGAAATTATTGATAAGTACAAACTACCTATCCATTACGACACACTGAGAAAGGCGAGCCAAACAATATTTGGTGGTGCTTTTGTCTATAAGTATTTTAAAGAGAAGACCGCCAACTCTAGTTCTTCTGATGTTGCAGAAGATTATATTCACGAGATAGACAAGAAGCTTCAAGATTTAGAAAAGGCTAAAGTTAGATTTAGAGACCAAAGAAATGACCTACGTCGTCAGCTAAGAAACGAGGCTAGGTTAGAAGAAAATTTAAGCATTATAGAAAAACTCCTTGAAGATAAGGGTCGTGTAGAATTTAGTGTGCACGGCTCAGCTACAGAATATGATGACCAAGAATGTGATTTTCCTATGGTTGTTTGTTTAAGCGATTTACATATAGGTGCAACATTTAATTCTTGTTTTGGATACTATAATTCCGACATTGCAAAGGCGAGGTTAGAAGAGTATTTGAACAAGGTATTAGATATTCAAAAACTACACAATTCAAAGACTTGCTATGTATCGCTAATGGGAGATTTAATTTCTGGCAGTATTCATAAGTCTATTCAACTCACAAATCGAGAAGATGTTATATCTCAAATCGAACTATGTTCGGAGTGTGTAGCAACATTTATTTATGAACTTAGTAAGCACTTTGAAAGTGTTAATGTTGTTAGTGTGTCTGGTAATCATAGTAGAATTGACAGGAAAGATGACGCATTAAAAGACGAAAGACTAGACAGGCTGGTTGACTGGTTTGCAGAAAAGTTCTTATCTCATATAGATAATATTAACTTTATACACTCCGGGGATTCTACATACACTGGCTTTACAGTCGGATGCGAGACTTATGTAGCCGTACATGGTGATTATGATGCCTTTTCAGAGAATGGTGTTGCAAAACTAGCATTAGCATTAGGATTTAAACCGTATGCAGTGTTAAGTGGACACAAACATGCTCCTGCCGCTATGACCTGTAATGATGTGAAGATGATACAAAGTGGTTCATTAGCTGGTAGTGGTGATGATTTCACCGTCCAGAAAAGACTTGTGGGAAAGCCAAATCAAACTACATTGGTTTGTAATGAAGACGGTTCTATCCTAGCGAGATACGATGTGGAGTTAGATTGATATTAATATCTAGTTGCTACTCGATACGCAACCAAAACAAGGTCGAGCTCAAAATATACTAAACATAGTTAATACATGTACCATAAAACATAAAGGAGAGCAGTTTGCAATATGCAAGCTGCTCTTTATTTATGTCAAAACAAATAATAAGAAGGAGGTGAGCGTTTTGGGTCGAAATACAGTATACAATCAAATTTCCTCACCGGAGAAAATAAAGAAAATTAACAAAAGCAATATCGCATTAAGAGACGATTTTCTTGCTTACCTAAAAAGTATTGGCAGGTCATCACAGACAATCAAGCAATATAAGAACGATTTAAATATTTTCTTTATCTGGAATTTAGACTATAACAATGACAAAAGCTTTGAAAAGGTTGGCAAAAGAAATTTTGTAGCATTCCAAAGATGGCTATTAGAAGAAAACCATAATAGTTCTTCTAGGATATGTAGAATCAAAAGCGTTCTATCTTCCCTCTCTAAATATATAGAAAACATCTTAGACGATGAAGATGATTTTAAAAATTTTAAATCAGTGGTAAACAAAATTGAAAATCCAGCCAAGCAAATCGTAAGAGAAAAGACAGTGCTTTCAGATGAACAGGTTAGATTAATTTTAGACTTCTTTACAAAGAGAGGTCAGTATGAAAAAGCTTGTATTGTTGCTTTGGCAGCCACATCTGGCAGAAGAAAGGCAGAACTACCACGATTTAAAACTCATTTCTTTGATGAAGAGAATAAGGTTTTTGGGGGTTCATTATATAAATCTCCTGAGAAGATAAAAACAAAAGGCAAGAAAGGTGCTGGCGAAGCCGGTAAACAGATTTATGTATATACCTTAGCCGAACCATTCCAGCCATATTATGACCGTTGGATGCAATATCGTAAAGAACACGGCATTGAAAGTGAATGGTTATTCCCTAATAAATTTGACTACTCTCAGCCAATTTCTATTTCAACATTAAATAGTTACGCTACAACAATTTCAAATATTATTGGTGAGCCATTTTATTTTCACGCACTACGACATTATTTTACAACAAAGTTATCAAAACTAGGTATCCCAGACAGCGTTATTCAGTTAGTAGTTGGTTGGGACTCTATTGACATGGTAGGTGTTTACAAAGATGTTTCTGAGGAAGAAGAGTTAAGTAAATACTTTACTTCTGAAGGCGTTGTAAGCCAAGAAAGTAAAGGTTTGAGTGATTTGTAATACATATACCTACCGAGTATGAAAGGAATTAAAAGTGATTAGCAACAAAAATTTGTTTTTAGATGTGTTTAGGAGTAAGGGATATACAAAGCAGGATGCCGAAATTATTTATAAGGATTTTGTAGATACAGTTGTGCAAGTTACTACACAATTTGGAGGTCTGAGACTTCCAGGGCTAGGAACTTTTGATGTGGTTAAGAGGGATGCTAGAACGGTTATCCACCCTACAACAAAAGAGAAAGTTGTATGTGAGGCAAGAATGTATCCAAAATTTACACCAAGTTCTAACTTTAAAAAGATTGTTAGAGATGGTTTTTCAAAATCCTACTTGCAGGTGTTGTAATTGCCTAGAAGCAAGGTGAGAACACCGAAGAAAGAAACTCCTAAACAAGTTAAAGACCCTAGAGTACCTGATCGTTTTTACTGTACTTGTTGTGGTAGGTCTTATAAGACCCAAGACAATAAGTTTGCTCCATCTCAGAGCAAGATATATCAAAGCAACAACGGCAGAATTACAGTTTGTTATCAGTGCGTAATAGGGATATATGACGATTATTTAAAAGAAGGACTATCAGAAGAAGAAGCGATAAGAAGAATTTGTATGAAATTCGATGCTTACTTCCATCCAGACTTAATATCTTTAGCTCGCAAGCATTATGAGAATACTAAGTCATTAAGTTTAATTCAGTCTTATCTTTCAAAGTCTGGTTTAAGACAATTTAAGGATAAGTCCTTTGATAATACTTTATATGAAGAATATCACCAATCTGGAGAGTATATGCTACAACTTAAATACTCTCAAGAGGCCGCTAAAGAAAAAGAGAAAGTTCTAAAGAAAGAATTAAAGAGAGCTAAAGAACAAAGAAAAGCAGAAGAAAAAGAATTTGCAGAAAATACTGCTCAGGTTACAGATGAGATGAGGCATTTTTGGGGTGATGGTTGGGACGACAATCCAAAAGCCATACTCTTCTTTGACGAAAGATATCATCAGTGGACAGACAATGTTCCGGATATGGATACGTCTCTAGAGGCTATATATAAGCAAATCTGTATGCTTGAATATAAAATCAATGAATGTTATCAGACTGGCTCCGGCAAACCTACGGATTATATTAGTGCGTTAAATAGTTTGCTTGCTTCTGCAAATATTAAGCCATCACAGGTCGCAGCGGCTAAAAAGTCAAAAGAAGATGATATGAGTAACGCATCTTTAGCAGAGATGCTAAGATACTGGGAAGATGTATATAAGAAGCCAATTATTGAGCCAGACCCAGAATTTCAAGATGTTGATGGCGTTAGAAAATTAATATTCGTATTCTTCTTAGGTCATTTATGTAAAATGCTGAAAATTAAAAATAAATACAGTAAAGCTTATGAAGAAGAAATGGCTAAGTACACAGTACAAAAGCCAGTATATGAAGAGGACGACGAAAGTGCTGTATCTGATAGTATTTTCGGAGACTCAAGTGCTACAAGTGAGTAGGTGATGTGCTATGGCCTATTCAAGAAAAACCTATGAAGCGGCAGCTCGGATGGGTGGCTTTTATAGAAGCAACCCACATAGGTTCGCACGAGACTTTTTACATCTAAATTTAAAGCTATTTCAAAAGATACTACTGGTAATGATGGATTACTGTACAAACTTTTGTTACATAGCAGCTAGAGGACAAGGTAATAAAATTGATTTATTTTATAGTAAATATATAAATTGCCCGTTAAATCAGTAATGGTTTAATTGTAGTGCGAAATTAAGCGTGGAAGCCTTTTACTAACACAAGGTGATACGAACCGAAGTTCATATCTAAAAGTATGAACAGGGGCAACGCATAGGAGATGAACCTAGCATATAGAATATAATTCTCCCACGAGGTCGCACCACCCCACTACATAACTGTAAGGGTGAAAATGTATGCTGACCTATATTGATAATAAAAATATAGAAGAAAAGATAAAAAGCTTTTCGATAACAAATTGAAGTCCTGGCTAATAGCAGTGTTCTGCTGTATTAGATGTATTCTCTATCCCGGAACAAAAATATGTATCTCGTCCGGTAAGAGAAGTCAAAGTATCGAGATACTAGAAAAAATTAGGTCAGAATTGATACCAAAATCAGACCTACTAGATAATGAAATTAAAGCACTTACGATTACTACTCAAAAAGCAGAAGTTCTGTTTAGAGGTGGTTCTTTTATCAAGGTTGTAACAGCATCTGATACAGCTCGAGGTAACAGAGCTAATATCTTAATTCTGGATGAATTCAGAATGATACCTTTAGATACTGTTGAAACCGTTTTAAGAAACTTCTTAACCGCAAGGCGTACTCCAGGGTATCTAGAAAAGCCAGAATATGCTCATTTGCAAGAACCGAATAAGGAAGTATATCTATCAAGTGCTTATTTCAAAAGTCACTGGTCGTATAAGAAAGTTAAATCGTTTTGCAAAAATATGCTTGATGACAAACGAAAATATTTTGTATGTGGTTTGCCGTATCAACTTTCCATTAAGGAAGATATTATGGACGCTCAAGCCGTAGAAGATAAGATGTCAGAAGCAAGCTTTAATGAAGTAACTTGGAGTATGGAAAATGAATGTTTATGGTTTGGTGATAATGAAGGAGGTTTCTTCAGTTATGACAGCATAGACAGCAATAGAAAGATACAATTTCCTTGGCTCCCTCCAAGTAAATACGGAGTGCCTATCGACAAGCGACTACAAATACCTCCAAAGAAAAATGGAGAAGTCAGAATTATATCAGCTGATATTGCGTTGATGAGTTCAACAAAGAAAGTAAAGAACGACGCTACTGCAATTGTTATTACTAGTAGTACACCTAACACTATGGGTAAGTTTTGTACCAATGTTATGTACACAACAGTAGCAGAAGGTAAGCATACCCAAGATCAAGCAATTATGATAAGAAGACTTTATGAAGATTTTGATTGTGATTATATTGCGATTGACGCACAAGGCGTAGGTATGGGTGTATATGATACATTAGCCAGAGACCTTTATGATAGTGACTTAGGCATAACATATCCTGCCTTATCCTGCTATAACAACGACGAAATGGCTGCTAGATGCCCACGAGAAGCAAAGCGAGTTATTTGGTCTATTAAAGCTTCAGCAGATTTAAACTCGGATTGTGCGTACCTTCTTAGAGAGGGTTTTGCATCTAACAGAATTAGATTGCTGGTAAATGAATATGACGCTGATAAATATATGTCTGCTTTTAAAGGATATGAAAAGTTATCACCAGAAGAAAAAGACGAACTAAGAAAGCCTTACCTAGATACCACACTATTAATTAAAGAAATTATCAACCTTCAAGCGGAAGCAAAAGATAATAACAGAATTAAAGTTAAAGAAAAGAGTGGTATGAGAAAGGATAGATATTCAAGTTTGTCATATAACTACTGGGTTGTATCTCAAATTGAAGTGGAAGAAAGATATAAACTTAGACAACATTCAGCTATAGATATGGACGGCCTGTTCATGTTTAGAGCTCCAAAAATTAGATAACGAAGGTGGGGTGAATTATGCCAAAACAGAATAACTACAATCGAGGTCGTAAATATAAATCTCGAAATAACCGTAACTCAAAATACAATCATAAACCGAAAAGACCTAATTTTTCAAATATAGCAGAGGATATTCGCAACGATTTAAAGTCTGAGAAGAAACAAAATTTCAATGACTTTAGCTCACTAAATTTTGCATATAGACCTCCAACTAGATTTATTAGGAATAATGGTGCTAACCGAGTTACATTAAGAAATCTAAATAATAACACTCACTCCCCTACATTCCAAAGATACTCAAAAGACGAAATCACTACATATCTATCCAACCCATATAGATACCAACAGCAACTTAGAGATGCATCAATCTATTTGTATGGAGCTAGTTCTCATTACAGACGATTGATTCAATATTTTGCCAGCCTAAGTGATGTGTCTTTTGTTGTATCTCCATATAACACAGATGTGCAACAATTAAAAAGCGCAACAATTCGTAGTGCGTATTTAAAAACTTTGCATATGTTAGACACTATGAATTTACCAGAACATGTTAGAGATATTCTAACTGTTTGCTTTAGAGAAGATACTTGTTATGTCACTATGTGGGAAGCTACCGAATCGGTAATTTTCCAGCAACTCCCTTCAAACTACTGTAATATTTCTTCAATCGAAGATGATGTATTCAATGTTGACTTTAATTTCTCATACTTCGATACATATTCAGATATGCTAGATTACTATCCAAATGAGTTTAGAACAAAATATAATGCATATCTAAAAGATAGAACAAACTCAAAATGGCAAGAGTTGGATGCTCCTACTTCTTTTGCAATTAAATGCAATAGAGATATAGCAGATTATCCAGTTCCACCATTTGTAGGCATTTTACGAGAGGTCTATGAAATTGAAGATTATAAGCAACTTAAATTAACAAAGTCAGAACTGGAAAATTACGCAATGCTAGCTATGACTTTACCTATGAATAAAAATGGTGACTTTGCTTTACCTCTAAATCAAGCTACAGATTTCTATAGAAATTTAGACTCTGTGTTACCAGAGGAAGTTGGTTCTGTTTTATCCCCTATGAAGATTGACAAGATTTCTTTTGAACGTAATCAAACCGGGGATACAGATAATGTCGTTGATGCCGAAAACCATTTGTATTCTGGCGCTGGCGTTTCAAGTCTGTTATTTAACAATAGCAAGGCCAGTAGTAATGCTTTGTTACTATCAATAAAATCAGACCAATCATTAACATACAGAATTGTAATGAGTGTATCTAAGGCTATTAATAGATATATGCAAAACAATTCTACATATAAAAGATTTAAGTTTGATATTTTAGATGTAAGTATCTACAACAGAAAAGAAGCTGGAGACGCATATATTAAGGCGTGCCAATATGGTATTCCTATGGTGTCCTATTATTGTTCGTCACAAGGCTTATCACAGTCAGCGATGGAAGGTATGAATTTCCTAGAGAATAAAGTTATGAACATCCCAAGTACCTTTATTCCTCTACAAAGTTCTGCTACTCAAAGTTCTAGCGAAACTTCGGAAGCTGGAGCTCCAACTAAAGAAGTTGGCGAAATCACTGATAATGGAGAGGTTGCACAAGAAGGTAACGGTGATGATTAGTGAGATATTTATGTGTCTTCAATAAAACAGATAAAGACAAGTTGTTAAATATGGGGTATCAGCTGATTTCGCACTCTAGTACAGCGGGTATATGGTATTTCCAATTTAATGACAAAATTAATTATTCTTTAAAAGAAATTAAATACACAATATCTAACACTCTAGTGTTTTGATATATATATCGACAGTCATTGATAAAATGGCTGTTTTATTATGCTCTAAAAGGTGGTGATACAGAAGAATGAGCAAGAAAAAGATGGTTATTAACTATTCTAGTTCTTCTAATAAAATCGACAAAATTTTAAGTGAAAATGAGTCTTTTGATAGAGCGATTCTAAAAGTTGCATATACAGGAGAAAATCGTAACGGTTCTTGTATCACCAAAAAAGCTTTTGAAAAAAGTATAGCAACAATATACAACAAGCCTGTTGTTTGCAATTACAACAGAGAGACAGACGAATTTGGTGGTCACGACTGCGATGTAGTTGTTGACAAAGATGGAACACCAAGACTTATAAATTTGACACAGCCAGTAGGTATTGTGCCAGAGTCTGCAAGTTATTGGTGGGAAGAAATTGAGGACGACTCAGGAGTGCACGAGTATTTGTGTACAGATGTTCTGTTGTGGAAGAGACAGGAAGCATATAAGAAAATTAAATCTAGCAAAGTAACAGAAGAGTCAATGGAAATTTCTGTTATTGATGGTAACTTTGTTGGAGATATTTATCAGATTAATCAATTTGAATTCACCGCTTTTTGTTTACTTGGAGTTGAGCCTTGTTTTGAGTCTGCTGCGTTACACACATTCTCATACGAGGACTCATATGCACGAATGCTTGAAGATTTTAAAGCAACATTTGGAGTAACTAAAAAATGCATGGAAGGAGGAACTAATTTGGATAAGAAAAAAGAATTACTAAGTTCATTTAATCTTACTCTAGAAGATATTTCTATGAATGAAGAAGAGTTTGAACAGATTTCATATGAACTACTTAAAGATAAATTAGAAAGTTTTTCAGAGGGTAATGACGACCCAGAAAATACTGATGGTAGCAATAGCGGAAGCGAAGGCGGTAGCAACTCGGGTTCTAGTAAAGACAAAGGCGAAGAAGAAGACGATGAAAATGGAGAAGATGATGACGATGATGACGACAACAAGAAGAAGTCTAAAGACTACACTCTAACATCACAAATCATGGACGCTCTTTGGGACGCTATTGGAGAGCCTACTTATACAGATGAATATGGTACATGGCGTCAGTATGCCTTTGTGGATTGTGACCTAGAACTAAATGAAGTATATGTGGTCGACAGAGCAGATGATTATAAATTATATGGTTTTAAGTTTGCTATTACAGGTGATGTGATCACTATTGATTGGGAGACAAAGAAGCGTAAGAAATATGTTATTACAGACTTTGATGAAGGTGATGTAAACGAAGGTTTCGCCCTAAAGAATTTCGTTAATTCTATCGCAGATGATGTACATCAAGCTCAGAAAGAAATGTACGAAAAAAAGTTAGAAAAGCTTACAACTGAAAATGAAGAACTGTCTAAGTTTAAGAAAGAAACACTTAAATACCAGAGAGAAGAAGGTCTAAATGCAATATGGGAAGAATTCTCAGAATTAGAAGCTAATGAAGATTTTTGTTCTCTAAAAGAAAATTGTGATGATATGAGTGTAGACGTTATTAGAGAACGTTGTTTTGCTATCGCTGGCAAAATTGCTAAGGCGACAGCCACATTCTCTAAGACTAAAGATGCGTCTAAGAAACAGAAAATTCCTAAGCTAAAGCAAGACAAAAATGAACCATATGGTGGTTTATTTATCAAATACGGTTTAGGTCAAAATGAATAATAAGGAGGATTATTAATATGAAGAATTACGGTGTCGTAAGAACTGATAAGATGACTGGTACAAAAGATCCAGCTGCGCTAGTGTCAGTTAAATATGTAAAGAGTAAGAAGGACGCAGAAATCGAAAATGGCCATGTTGTTATGCTAGATGGTCTATACGAAGGTTCAAGAGAAGTATATAAGGGTTCTGATGTAGCGGCTAATACAGACCTAAGTAAGGTTGTTCTAATCGCATCAACAGAAACAAATTACGAAACAAATTTCGATAAGAGACTAAACAACCTAGACGATTTTATCAATGAAGCAGGTAGAATTGCAAGAGGTTATCATTTTGTTCCTGGTAATATCTTCAGCGTTACTAAGGAATGTCTAGATGGTACTCCAAAGCAGGGTTCTATCGTAGAGCTAGCTGCCGGCACAAAGCTAAAGGCTGTCGATTCAGCAACTCCAAGCTCTACAACAGTAGGTGTAATTGAAGCTATCGAAGTAGCAGGCAGATATACATACTACGTAATTCGTGTAGGTAAGTAAGGAGGTATAAATAATATGGCAATTTCAGAATTAGCAAAAATCGGTATTGACGCCTACAGAGGCTCAGTCGAAAAATATTCAGTTGATAAATCACAGGAACTTCTAAGAAAGGCTCTAATTGATCTTAACGGTGGTTCAACTAAACTTGACTACAGAGCGATTAGAGATGGTAAGTGTAATGGTCTGTTTGCCCTTGTAGAAGAAATCCTACAGAACACAGTTGTTGACGGTCTACAGGGTGACGAATATTTTAACGCTCTTGTAGATTTTAGAAATATCTCACTTGGTGACTCTGCTCTATTTGAAGTAGAAGACTCTACATACTTCACTGTTGACGAAGCGGCTGAAGGCACACAGGGTATTCGCAGACAGAGAATTGGTGGTAAGACAAATGTTACAGTTCCAACATCTCTAAAGGTTGTAAAGGTTTACGAAGAGCTAAACAGAGTACTAGCAGGTGTTATTGACTTTAACAAGTTTATTCAGAAGGTTTCAGAATCTTTCACAAAGAAGATGCTAGACGATGTATATGCTCTTTGGAATTCAGCTACATCTGATGATTTTGATGGTGTAGAGTTCTATCCGGTAGCAGGTGCTTATGATGAAGATGCTCTACTAGATGTAATTGCTCACGTTGAAGCGGCTTCCGGTGGTAAGCAGGCAACAATCATCGGTACACAGAAGGCTATTAGACATCTAGCTCCTGCCATCCAGGGCTCAGAATCAAAGTCAGATCTATATAACCTTGGTTATTACGGTAAGTTCTATGGCACTCCAGTAGTTGAAGCTCCACAGAGACACAAGACAGGTACAAGAGAATTTGTATTTGATGATAATATGCTAACTATCATTGCAGGCGATCAGAAGCCAATTAAGGTTGTATACGAAGGTGACGGTGTTATCATTCCTGGTACACCAACAGACAATGCAGACCTAACACAGGAATATATCTACGGTGATAGATATGGTATGGCTCTTGTTATTGCTGGTAATAACTCTGGTATCGGTAGATACGAAATTAGCAAGTAATTAAGTCTAAATAAATAATGGGGAGGGTCTCCCCTCCCCTACTAATATGAAAGGAATGAAAGTTATGGCAGAAGCTAAAAGAGTCAAGAAAATTCATAATGACGATTTGATTGAGGTTAAGAATGGCTTTAATGGTAGATTGATTTTTAAGAACACAAGGAACGGAGAAGTTTATGAGTGGTCTGAATTTGGTGAAATCCAAGAAATTCCGTTTTCTGATTTAAAGTATGCTAAAGCAACAAGTAAAGACTTCTATATTAAAAATTGGTTTTTAATTGACGACGAAGAAGTTATCAAAGCTCTTGGTGTATCTAAATATTATGCAAATGCATTAAAAGAAGCAGACTTTGACAATTTATTTAATCTGTCTCCAGTTGAAATTGTTGCCAGAGTCAATAAGTTATCAGACGGCCAAAAGAGATCTTTAACTTATAAAGTTTGTTCAATGTACAAAAACGGTGAGTTAGACTCAATCAAAGTTATTAATGCATTAGAAAAGTCTTTAGGAGTTGTTATTAGAGATATGTAAAGAGGGTGGTAAATTGAGCGTAGCATACGATGTATTTTTATCTGCATTTCTACTTAAAGCTAAAGCTTATAATATTTTGCAGAATGAAGAAAACTTAGCTACACAGGTATTGGATTCATATATGAAGACCGCAATATCTAGATTTAATTCCGCCTGTAGCTATAATTTATTAAATTTTAATGATGACATTAGAGAAATTGAAGAAAACATTGAACAGTCTGATTTAGATGAGATTGTAGATATAGTATCAGAAGGTATGGTTGTTTGTTGGTTGCAACCATTTATTAATAATAGCGATAATTTAGTTAATATTTTAAATACCGCTGACTATACAGCCTATTCCCCTGCTAATTTAACTAAAGCAAATTATGAAATTTATAAAGAGTCAAAATCTGAATTTCGTAAGTTAGTTAAGAACTATACATACTCCCACGGAGATTTAACGGAGTTACATATATGATAACAGAGATAACATATAAAAAATATGTAAACATTATGATTAACCAACTTTATAAGATAATTCCATTATATACACATAAAGAAGCTACTTTGTTAGCGTTTATAAACAATATAAAAAAAGAATTTGTAGGTAGTTTGGAGCTTATTGAGCTAGAACCTGATTTTATGGACAAGAAAATAATCGAAGACGGAACTATTGTTAGAGTCGTTTCTTTACTCCAATATATGTCAACTCACATAGACAATATGACAGAGCATGAAATTAGAAGTGATGTGTATAAATGTATAGACCTTTGCAAGGTATTGCTGAAAAACTTACAAAGGAGTTGATATTTTGAATCTAAACGATTGTTTTAAGTTATTATCAACCCAAGGGGCGTCACGAAGAGAACGAGATTTATCTGCGTTGCAAAGTAAGATAATACATCATTCTCCAGACAGCCTATCAAGTTCCAATGTTGAAATCAACGGCGTAAAACAAAACGTTACAATTATTAGCACCCAATCCTACGAATCAAAAACTTTGATTTCACTGCCCGGAGAGACTTTCCATCTAGGAGCTATCGTATGGTGGCAATCAGCTCCTTGGATGATTGTATCTTTAGATATGCAAGATGAAGTATATACTAGAGCAACAATGACTCTTTGCAATTATCTTCTAAAGTGGATCAATAAAGATGGAAACATAATTGAACGTTGGTGTATTCTAGAAGATAAAAACAATTCTGGTTCATCCGGTATTGACGACAACGAATACTTAACAGTTGGAGATGCTCGGATTCAGGTAAGGTTGGCCAAAGATGAAGAGAGCAGACAAATCACACGAGACCAAAGATTTCTTATTGATGACGAAGATGTTACAGGTAGTGGTGATGTTGTAGCTTATGAAGTTACAAAAATATATAGAGCTGGCAATCTATATAGAGGTGAAGGCACATACAGATATATATTACAAGAGTGCAACCGTACATCAAGAGATAACACAGAATTAATGATTGCCGACTATTACGACATTCCATATTCACCAGTAAAGAAAGACGTCCTAGGAGAAGAATACTCTCTAAAAATACTATCAAACGAAGGTATTGTTGCCATTAATTCATCTTCAGAGATCACAGTCCAAATAATCAATAATAACACAAAAGAGATTGCAGATTTTGATTATGAGTACAGTTTAGAAGATCCTACTGGCTCAGTAACAGTGGATACAAATGAAGACAAAACTCTTATAGTTAGCGTCGCGAATAATAGAAAAAATATTGGCAAGAAGTTTAAGATTACAATTTCTGTCCCAGAAATTAATTTAAAAGATAGTATAGAGATGTCGATTGCGGGGTGGTATTAATGGCTAACTTTATTGATTTTGTGGATATTAAAGAGCAAGTTAAGAAACTATTTTTATCAGACCAAGAACTTGTTAATCTATTGTGTTTCAGAGGAGCAAATTTAGCAGACACAGAGAATTATAAATTAGGGATATCTTCCCCTGCTAAAAAATTAATCAAGACATATAAATACGTTCCAGAAACAATAGAAGATGACAATATATACATCACAATGGCTTCACACGTGGAATACACAAACGACGCCGCAATTAAGAGCGTCACTGTTGACTTTTTTATCTTTTGCCATAAATCAAGAGTGGAGACACTACAAGGTAATAGACACGACTTAATCGCAGATAGAATTGACCGAATTTTAAATGGTAGCTTAGATTTTCCAGATGTAGGAATTGGCAAGGTACAACTAACTGACGCCGATGAATTTATACCTATGGATGATTATTATGGTTGGAGCATGACCTACAGATTACTAGCATTTAACCGAGAAGGTTACGCTATATGATAATGCCAGATAATTTAGCTATTTATAGAGGTCAAGATTTTAGAGTTAATCAATATATTACATTACATCATCCAACGCTAGGCGAAATATGTGACTTTGGAGAAGAAACGTTTTGGACTACGTGTAAAAATTTGGTAAGCACCCCTGCGGATATGAAAGTTGCTATATACGATAATCTACATATATGGTGGGACGAGCTAACTTGCTTTGATTTATTTCTTTATACCTATAAAAGTTTTACCAAAGAACAAACTTCTATTATTTTAGGAGACCTAGATTTAAGTGAGTTTTTAATATATCGAGATAATGACACCAAAAAAGTTGTACTCCGAGACCCCAACAGCGGTTTAGTAATTGACGAAGTAACTTATGAAGTAATAACAGGTTTTATAAGAAAAATATGTGGGTTTAAAAAAAATATGGAAGTTGGTGCAGATAACAACACAAAGTTTGCAATGATTGAGGTAGATAGAGATGACTTGCATTTTGAAAAACAAAAAAGTCACGGATTTGCCTCATTATTATTACCAATGGTTTCTTCTATGATTAATTCAAGTGGGTTTAAATACAATTACAAAGAAGTATGGGATATGCCTATATTTGCATTTATGGACAGTGTAAAAAGAATTCAATCAATCGACCAATATAAAAACTATATGAGAGGAATTTATAGTGGTTGTATTGATGGAAGTAAGATTAGTAACAAGAGCCTTGACTGGATGAGAGATTTATCCTAGTCAGGGTTTTATTATTTATAAAAAAAGAAAGAGAGGAATAACTATGAGTTTTAATCTAGACGCACTCGTTGTAGATAGAGTTTTAAGAATTACAAAGGTTAACCCATCAGATAGCAGAATTATCTGGACGGGCAGCCATTTTAAAGATGGTACACTTACTTGTGACGGTGAAAGTGTTACTGCTAAGGACGAAGTAGGCACACCTATTGGCCAGTTTGACAGAAGTAAGTCTGCTAAATTTACTGCAACTAACGCAGTAATCAGCCTTAATGTTCTATCCGACCAGATTGGTGCTACAAAGGAAGTTGCAAGTGCCACAGCTAAAATTAACACACCTGCCATTGAACTATTTTCAACAGCAAAGGGTGCAAAAACTTACGAACTAAAATACACACCAATTACAACTTCTGTTAAGTATATCTATGCTATGAAGGATAATGGCGCACAGGCTGACGAGATTCCGCTAGTTTCCGATGCTGGCACTACAGGTTTTACACTAGCCGGTAAGAAAATTACATTCGGCTCAGATGTAGTTACAGACGATGTTACATTCTTTATCAGATATGAATATGAAGCAGAGGAAGCTGTAAAAATCGTTAATAAGGCAGACGTCTTTAGCTCAACCGGTCTATACGATATTGAAGTTCTGTTTAGAGACATTTGTGACCAGTCACTAAAGCAGTTTGGTCATATTATCTTTGAAAGAGGTAAGATGGCAAATTCAGCTGAGCTTAAGCTAGATCCAGAAGCTGACCAGTCAATTGAAATTGACGCTCTTGTACCATACTGTACTGCTAATAAAGAACTATGGAAGATTATTATTCCTAAGGATACAGTAACAGAAGATAAAAAGTAATCGAGGTGATAGTTTTGGCAAGTTCTCACCAATGTATTATTTGCGGTAAGAGGTATACTTCTTGCGATATTTGTGATTACACCCCAAGTTGGAAATCCTTAACAGATACTGAGGAACATTTTCAAATTTATGTGCTAATCACAAAATATAATTGTGGTGAAGATGTAAACGACATCATCAAGCAGTTACATAATCTAGGGGTTACACTAGATACCATTAAGGATTACCCTTTAGCTAAGAACATTTTAACTGAAATTTTATCACACGAAGTTCCTAAAAAGAAAAAGGGTAATAAAGTTGACAAGAAAGTTCAAGCCTTAACCGAAGATGTTACAACTAAATAACGTTAAGGGGAGTAGTTTCTAATATGAGGCTTCTCCCCTATTTTTTTATAAAGGTGGTGAATTATGAACATATTAGCTATAGACCAAGCTAGAGCTGGGGGTTGGGCTATCTTTGATTACGACACTAAAAGTCTTACAAAGTATGGTTCTTTTAACTATAACTCTGCTAAATACACCTACGCACAAGCGATACTTATGATAGAGGATTTAGTCAGCAATTTGATTAAAGATAATAACATATCTGCTGTGTTTATCGAAGATATACAATTGCGTAGAAATGTTCAGTCTTTTAAAAAATTAGCTCAACTACAAGGCGTCCTTATTAATCTTTTCGAGAAAAATAAATACTTGTATGATTTCATAGCTCCTTCTGCTTGGCAAAGTTATTGTTGTGCAAGAGGAAGGACTCAAAAGGAAATCAAGTCTAAAGTAAGGTCTATGGCAGATACTGGGGAAAAAGCTTCAAAAGTTCTATCCATTGAACACGTAAAAAATAAATTTAATATAGACACCGATAATGACAACCTTTCCGACGCTATATGTATTGGAGAATATGTCGTACATAATATAACAATTAATTCGGAGGATTAGATATGAAAGAAATTAAAAAGAATTCTAGCAAACAGAATAACAAAAAGAACAATAGTAAAAAGGTAAACAAAAATTCTAATGTAGATTTTAAAGCGAGAAAAATTTTAAATTCAGTCAATAAAACTAGTAATTCTACAGCAGTTGTAGTCTCTGGTGGTCAGAAGATTTCTGTTAAAAAGAAACTAAGTTTTGCCGAAGCCACATCTTTTTCTATTGGTATTACTCGATGGGTAGAAGATTTTAAAGATGGAAGTTTCTCATTACTGCTATATGATATGGCCGTTAAATACAACACAATTATGTATTACACAAATTTAAATCTAAAAGGCTTAAGCAGTGAAGAACAGTGGGACATTTTATATTTCACAGATGTGTATGAAAAAATCTGCAAACAGATTAATATTCCTCAATATCAGACATTAATTAAGCTAGTTAATCAACATATTTCTTTTGCTATGGAAAAAGAGCTATCCGAAAATAACGCAAAGCTAGATGAAATCTTAAATTCTGATATGAAGAAAGAGTATGAAGAAGCAGCAAATAATGTGCTAAGCACAATTAATAAATTAAAAGAAGGCAAATAAAACGGTAGTTTTATTTTAGGAAGAGGGTGTTACTTATAGGTAAGTCAGCTAAAAATATCAGTGGTCTATTATCTAATATCAATAACGACCTGCACATATCTTCTATAGGGTCTGTTGAGAAAGCTAAAGAAAAACTAGAAACTAAGGTAGCTCCCCTCATAAAAAGAGAATTCAGAGAAAATATTAACGACCTAGTTTATAACTGGACTCCTTCTGTATATAAGCGTAGAAAGAGTGGCGGGTTAAAGCAAGGCATACAACACAAAATTACCGTTCAAAAGCAAGGGACTAACAGTGTAGTTCGTTTGGTAGTATATAACGACGCAAAGCCAAATGAGTCTCTTGCAAGGGGCAACAGATACAATTACGCTGTAAAACCTGGGTATTTGATTAGATGGATAGAGGGCTATAGTTACAACTATAAATCCAATAACAATTATACAAATAACAACGAAAGAAGTAATATACCAAACTTATTCGTTCCTTCTAGGCTCATATCTAAATCAAGAACTCCTTGGCTATACGCTCGTAAGCCATTAACAAAAACTGCAAAGAGTGTACGTGATGGAGCGCTAAGAGCACAGATAGACAAAATAATAAAAAGATAGAAAGAGGGTGTTTTAAATGGCAAGTGTAAATAATTCTGCCGAAGAATATAGTATTGAGGTCAAGGTCGTTGTCCCAGAGAATAACGACACAGATATAAAACGCATACGAAGACAGATAAACAGGCTTTTAAAAAATGCTTGTAAAGGATTTACCCCAGAGATTCCCAAGGTGGGCGTTTCAAACACAAAAAATTCCCAAGGCAGTTTACGTAATAAAGTCAACACTTTATTTAGAGATTCGTTTAAAGACAAGCCTCCAAAAATATCTTCTGTTATCGTTAAAAAACTTGATGCTACTGACGCTATTAAGAAGTTAAAGAAGGAAGTCGGTTCTCTAGCTAACGGTTTCGGAGCTAACGGGTTTGAAATTAAATTCGGTAAAAACAACATTGAATTTACTAACGCAATAGATAAAAATGTCACTGCTTTAGACTCATTAAAGAAAAAACTAAATCAAGTTAATTCCTTAACTACAAATGTAAAGACAGCTAAATTATATCAATCAAACGAAGTTGAATTACTAAAAGAATATCAAGATATTCAGCAAGAGATTAATGAAGCAAAAAGAAATGGACTATCTTTTGATGAGCGAGGTATACAGCAGTATCAAGCATTAGTTGATAAGGTTAATGCTTATTATGATAAAGTCGTTTCTATTAGTGAGGCCGAACAAAATAGAGTTGCTCAAGTTTCAACTGAGTCAAAACAATTAAGTGAACTTAGGTCTACATACACAAAAATAACTGGTTCAATGGAGTCTTCGACTCTTCAAGTTGGAGAAATGAGTAAACGCCTCGGTCTTTCAGAGGAGGGTGCTACTCAATTATTAACTAAGGTGCAGTCTATTGACCAAGAACTATCTTCCGGAAATACTTCCGTAGAAAGACAAGTGGCTCTTTATACAGAGCTAAAACAGTTATATACAGAAGTTACTGCAAGTTCTAAAGAATATCAAGATAAAAAGGCTACAAGTACAGCAGCTGAAACTCAGCAAATTAACGCTCTAAAGAAGACCTATAATACAATAACGGATTCTATGAATTCATCTAGCTTAAAAGTTGGCGAAATGAGCAAGAGACTTGGCGTTACAAGGTCAGGCGCAGAACAACTTCTTAATAAAGTAAAAGCTATTGACGAAGAAATGTCTTCCGGCAACGTTTCAGCCGAAAGACAGGTCGAGCTATTAACAGATTTAAAGCAGACATATACTAACATTGTTGATGAATCCAAAGATTATAAAAGAACTGTGGATTCAATGTCTTCAAAGACAGAAGCAATGGTAAAGAAATTGGATATAGGCGGTTCAATTTCTAAGAAGGTATCATCTCTAGAGGGTAAGATTGGGTCTGGAGACTACAATACAGTAACAACACAGTTGCAAACACTATGTGCTAAAGCAAAAGTTCTCGAAGGAAATCTAAAACAGGCAAACCAGCCCGTAGAGCAATTAGAAACAGAATTTAATAAACTGAAAGATTTAGTTAATGGTTTTTCAAGTGCTATAGATCAGTCTAAAAAGCATATGCAGGATAGTAAATCATTCCGATCAGCACAGGTTGGTTTTGCTGGATTACAAGCTAATGCAGAAGCTTATTACACTAGAGTAAAAGATATCGTAGCTAAAAGTCCAACTATGATGTCTAGTTTAGACTCATTTATGACGTCTTTACGTAGTGGTACTTCTGTGGATTATTCTTCTCTAAAGCAACAATTTAGAGAGATCCAAATTCAGATTGATAAGGCAGGTTTATCAACAAAATCATTTGGTGACAAGCTTAAGGATGTAGCGTTACACAAGACAAGAATGTTGTTATTAGGAACGGCGACTACTTTCCTATACACAACTATGACTAAGGTATGGGAGTCTGTTAAATCTGTTGACTCAGCTATGACACAGCTAAAGATTGTTACTGGTGAAAGTGATAATGCCTTATCTAATTACTTTACTAAAGCCGCTGAGTCTGCAAAGGAGTTAGGCGTAAGCATTACAGATATTATTTCTTCAACAGAAACATATGCTAGATTGGGTTATTCCCTACAAGACTCTTTACAGTTGTCAAAGTCATCTAACTTACTGGCAAATGTTGGCGCTATCAATATTGACGAAGCTACATCAGGTATGACCTCCATTTTAAAAGCGTACAAGAAAGACGCCTCAGACAGTGAAAATATAACTGATATCCTAATCAATGTAGGTCAAAAATATGCAATCTCAGCTAGTGAATTGGCTACTGCTCTTGAAAGGGGCGGTGCTTCCTTACAAGCATCAAATAACACGTTGGAAGAGTCTGTTGCTTTGGCGGCAGCTGGTAATGCAGCAGTTCAAAATGCTGAAACTGTTGGTAATGCATTAAAGACAACTGCCCTGAGAATTCGAGGTGCAAAAGCCGAACTTGAAGAAATGGGCGAAGATACAGATGGTTTATGTAAGTCTAGTTCTAAATTAAGAGAAGAACTAATGAAACTATCTGGTGTGGATATAATGAAAGACGATTAACGAAATAGTCGCCTTGTATAGTGATATACAAGTGAAAAGTTTGCTCAAATCGGTGGAAGTCCTGAAGAGGATAATACCGAGGGTAAGATTTGAATATTGTAAATGTAAAAAAAATAAATAAGAAAGGAGGTTTTTATGAGTGGTAAAATAAATGTAGATTTATCTGGTAAAAAGTTTGGCAGTTGGAAAGTTTTATATAGGGACTTAGGTAGATATAAAACAAGAGGCATTCGATGGGTGTGTCAATGTGATTGCGGTACTGTTAGATCTGTACTTGGAAAGTATTTAAGAAACGGCAACAGCCTTTCTTGTGGTTGTGCTAATAAGGCAATTTTAGACAAACAGCGATTTGGAAAACTAACAGTATTGGAAACAATCTATGGTTACAAAAATAATAATAGAGCTACTTACAAATGTCTTTGTGATTGTGGAAACACAATATATGTTTATGGTAGCACTGTTAGGAAAATGAAGTCATGTGGGTGTAGCAGAGATGATAACTATACTCCGTATTTAGATATAATGCGTAAACAATTCGGAAAATTATTAGTAAAGGATGTTATTAGAAATTATAAAAATACACATATCACCTATTGCAAATGCCAATGCGATTGTGGCAATGTGATATACACAAGAAGAAATGGACTTCTTTCAGGGAATACTAAATCTTGTGGCTGTGTACATTCCCCATCTCTTATCGGAAAAACTTTTGGAAGACTAACAGTCGTAAAAATTGATAATACAACTCAAAAATTATGGGTTTGCAGATGTTCCTGTGGAAACCAAGTTAAATTGACATCATATCAATTAACTTCTGGTCATACAAAGAGCTGCGGATGTCTAAGGAGTGAATCTAATAGTTCTGGAGAAATATTGGTATCACAAATATTAGCCAAGCAAAATATTAGATTTAAAAAAGAGAAGTCATTTGATGATTGTAGAGGTAAAAGTGGTTACAAACTTCGCTTTGATTTTTATCTACCGGATTATAATGCCTGTATAGAATATGATGGCTTTCAACACTTTAGTCCTGTGCCATATTTTGGAGGAAAGGATAAGTTTGGTATACTAAATCAAAATGACGAAATTAAAAATTACTATTGTAAGGTTCATAGTATAAATCTGATAAGAATTCCATATACCCTTAAAAAAGATGAAATAGAGAAAATAATTAAAAACAATATTCAAAATCCCGTAACGACCACAGTTGTGTGAGTAATTGCACAGCGTATGCAAACCATCTCATAATAGAGATGATGGTATGGTCTGTTCTGCAAATATAACTTAATAATAAAATTGCAGAGGTAGGCAGAAATGACCTACCCCTTTTTGTAAAAAAAGAGTAACAAACAAGAAAACATTTAAATCCACATATCAAATTCTCTTAGAAATCTCAAATGTTTGGGATAAATTGTCAGATATTAACCAAGCTGCTGTTCTTGAAGATATCGCAGGTAAAAGAAATGCGTCTGTTATTAAATCAGTTATCACCAATGTCGATGACTTAAAGAATTCATATCAAACAGCCCTTTCTTCTGATGGTGTATCCGAAAAGGCAAATGAAGACTATCTAAATTCTATTAATGGTAAGATTGGACAGGTTAAAGCATCTTTTGAACAATTATCTAACGAGGTGTTAAGTTCCGATTTAGTTAAGTTTGGACTTGATGTTCTAAATACGGTTATGGGTATTAATGATGCTTTGGTGAACTCAGTTACCTCCGTAGGAGCATTGGCTACATATGCTGGGCTTGCAAACCTTCTTAGAATATTTAAAAGCATTAAAACAAATGCTGTCGGTGTTCAAACAGCACTCAACTCATTAGGCGCAGTAGACGGAGATAAAGGGTTGTCTGTGTTTATCGATCAGGTTTCTATGCTAGACAAAAGGCAAAGAAGTGCTGCTCTTTCTGCGTCTGGACTTACAAAAGAGCAGAAAAAATATGTAAAATCAATGTTGGGTGTTTATGATGATACAAACAACCTAACAAAATCTCAAGTTAAAAATGCCTTAGCTGTAGAAGGTATGACTGATGCCGAAGAGGAATTGATTGTAGCAAAGCTTAGTAGTGCAGAAGCTACTGGAATGGAAAACAGTAGTCTTAAACTGTACAATGTGACAAAATTAAAGGAGATAATTCAAAGTTCTAATTTATCTGCTGAAAAGCAAGCTGAAATTATAGCAAGACTAGAAAATAAAGGCACAATCGAAGCAGAAAACGCATCCTTAAAAACTCAGCTTTTATTAATGGCTAAAAATCCTATGACCTGGGTTTCATTAGCAGTTACAGGACTTCTGTCTCTAATTTCTGTTATAAGTAGCACAACTAAAAGTGCAGAAGAACTTCACGAAGAAGCAGGACAGATTAAAGAAGATTTTGAAAGTGTTTCTGAAAAGACGACTCAAAATCTAAAAACTTTGCAGGCCAAAAATGGTCAAGGTCAATCTTTGACTGAAGAATTTTCAGAACTATGCAACGGCGTTGATGAATATGGTAATAGAATATCGCTAACAAATGAGCAATACGAGAGATATAAAGAAATATGTGATACTATTGTAAATATTAACCCCGACATTGCTGAAGGGTATAAGTCTAATACTGAAGCTATCGGCAATAATGCTAACGTTCTTGAGGACTTAATTAGACTGCAAGAAATCCAAGCTAAAAACGCAGCTAAAAATGCTACAAGTGGAGATAATTGGGATACCTTAGTTGATGATGCTACCGCACAGTATAAAAACGCAAAAGAAAAAATAGATGAAGCTATTAGAATTAGTGCTGGAGATATTAACTACGAAGGAACTTCTCCGATTAAACATAGCATAGGCGCTTTTGATCTTCTAGATTTTTTAGAAGAGCAAGGTTTTGACCATTACGGTGGAAAACTATCAGATTTACTTATTGACAATTACGACAAGCTAAAGTCAAATTTTGACCATTATAATAATGAATGGAGCGACTATGTCGCATCTCAAATATCATCAGGTAATTGGTCTTCTGCATATAAGAACAAATTTAAAGAATATTTTAAAAATATTATAGACGGATATGGCGAAGTAGAAAACAATCTTGAAACCGCAGAGGAAGGTATGAGAAATACCTTCAAGACGGTAGCTCAAAGTACAGATGAATACTATGATGATATAGACGCTAGCTCTAGAAAATTCATTACAAAATGGATCGACAATTCTGACGATTTTAAAGTCTCTAGTGACGACGATAGTGCAATTAACGCAGCTAAAGATAAAATTAAAAAGATTATTGACAAACTTGCAAGCACAGATTATTCCGCTGAGTTTGAAGGTAAAACATTATTCGGGCAGGATTTTATAAAAAAGTTATTTTCCTTAGACACATCAAAGTTGAATTTAACTCAATATGAAAAGCAAGCGAAAGAGTTGTTAAATCACATTTACAGGATGTTAAATCCAAAAGACAAGAACGTTACAGATGATGACGTAATTAACTTTGGACTGAATATTGGAATAGACCTTGATCACGATAGTGAGAAGAACCTAGATAATCAATTAAGCAAAGTATCAAATACACTCTATAAAAGACTACAAGAGGGAACTTTTTCAATACCTGCTAGTATAGATGTTGACAAATCTAGTGTTGACGGTATAAAAGAGTGGCTTTCTTCTCTAAGCGTAGATGATATCAATAATCTTTTAGTCATTGACGCTAACACATATGATTCTTGGTATGAATTAGAAAGCGCAATTAATAAGGGCAATAATTCTGTTGCATCTATAACTGCGGCAGAGAAACGATATAAAGAAGCTCTCGATGCTATATCAAAAGATCCAACATCAGAAGAAAAAATTAACGAATTGAATGCGGCTGCTGTAGACTATGCAAATGCGACCGCTAAATCTACTTCTGAAATAGCAACCAAGTTATCTGAAATCAATGATCATATAGATAAGTTTCAAAATGCATATAAAGTCGGTTATTCAGCCATAAGTGACTATCAACAATCTGGCGTATTATCTGTTGATAACTTACAGGAAATTCTTTCATTAGACGAAAAATATATTAACTTGTTAATTGATGAAAATGGGCAGCTTAATTTAAATTCGGATGCCTATGCTAAGCTAACTCAATCCCAGCTTGATAATTTAAAAATTCAACAAGCTATGCAAATTATTGACACTGTTAGTAATTTAAAGGGACAGGCTTTAGCTGCATACTCAGCGTCTGAAGCATATACAAAAGCTGGTCAAAGTGCAGAAGACTTTGTTATGGCTACTTTGCAAGCAAAGGTTTCCACCGGCGAAATGACTAAAGAACAGGCCAACATCGCTTTCGAGTCTATTAATAAGAGATTTATGCTAATTAATTCTGTGTCTGAAGGCTTAAGTAAAAACACCCAAGTTTCAATGGGTGCGGCGAGTGCAACGGACGCACTTAATTCTTCCACTAATGCTTCCAAATCTGCTTTAGAGAAACAGAAGTCTGGGCTTGAAGCCAATAAAAAGGCTTTAGAAGCAGAAAAAGGCGCACTAGAACAGACGCAAAAGGCTCTAGAAAGAAAAAAACAAGCTTTAGAAGATAGTAAATCAGATTACACAGATGCTTACGACAATGTTAAGAACCTTTTAGACATAACTAAGAAGTATATTAAACAGCAAAAAGAAGATGAAAAGCAGGCTCTAGAAGATAAAAAGAAGAATCTTGATGATATCATTGATAAGCGTAAAAAAGACCTAGATGCTCAAAAGGACGAGTTAGACTTTCAAAAGAAGTTAAATGAATATAACAAGTCTATTGTTCAAAATCAAATTAAGGTCGCAGCGTCTTCTTTAGACACAACGTCTTCTGGTCAATCCATAAACAGGACTGCTAAATATGACTTAAAAGAATCTAAAAAAGATCTAGATGATTATCTCGTAGAGCACAATTTAGACTCGAAAAAAGATGCTTTGGATAATCAGAAAGACCGTATTGATAAATATTATGATAAGAAAACTAAGGTCATTGAAAAGTATCTTCAAAACGAGAAAAAACTGAATAAAGACGCGTATAAAATTCTAGATGGTTTTTCTAAAAGCAGTTATAATAAGCTAAAGAAGTACGCAACAGACTATACAGACACTACCGCAGCTGAATTTAACAAAATGTGGACTTCAGCAAAGGCTTCTAATCGAGCATATAATAAAGTTGGCGGGACAACAAAATCTTTGCTATCAGCATTAAAAGGTAAAATTTTAAATTGTGAAAGTGCGATTAAAGCAACAGATAAGCAGATTAACAAGGTTAAAAATCAAATAGATGATAAAGGTAATGGTATTACGGCTATAGGAAATAAGATAAGTGACTTAAGTTCTAAAATTTCTGATGCAAATAGTAAGACCAAGAACTCAAAGAGCTCTATTGTTAATGGCGTTGTAAAGCCAACTAAAGAAGCGATATCTTTGGCTGACACTCTTTTAAAAAAGTGGAAAACTATTTTAAACATTACAGATGAACCTCAAAAGAAATACACTTTTAAGTTTAATGGTAAGGTTTATAAAGTAAGAGCGAAAAATGCAAATGCGGCCGCCAATGCTATATATAGTGCATTTCAAAAGCAAAATAACGAAGCTATAAGTTTAGATAAAGACTACATAAAGGCAAAAATTACAAACCAAAAGCCTTGGAAATTTAAGTTTAACGGTGCTACATATCGATCTTATCAATCAGATAAAGATGTTGCTGCTACAGAAATTTACAAAAAGGTAACGTCGAGTCCAAGTATAAGAAATGCAAATATTAATGTTGATTTAGATTACGTCAAAAAGAAAATAAAACGATATGCCACTGGTACAAAGAACACTTCTAATGCTTTAAGTATCACCGATGAAAAGGGTTATGAGGCAAAATTTCCTAAACTTTCAAATGGTAGATATACTTTGTTGCCAGAAAAATCTCAGGTATTTACCAAAGCAATGACAGATGCTTTATGGAATTTTTCTTCTAACCCAAAGAGTTTCCTAAGCAAGGAGTTGTCAACAAATATTTCTACTAACAATGTTTCAAACAATAGAAATATATCAGTAAATATTCCGATTAATATTACTGGAGACGCAACTCAATCAACGGTCAATGCTCTAAAACAACAAGCTGATAAGATTTCTAGAATGGCAGTAGACCGTATGTACAGAGAAGTATTAACAAATATATAAAGATAAAAGACTGATTTTATTTAAAGGGCAGATTTTATAACTCTGCCCTTTTAGTTAGGAGGGGTATATGAAAAGAAACTGTTATTTCAATTTTGCAGGCAAGAGTTCAAAGCAATTTCATAATCTAATCTTAGCCTTTATCGACGACTCAAGTAATACATATGACAGTGGAGGTAGCTTTGAGCTTGTCACAGACGAACTTCCTGGAAGAGCAGACACTGTATTGTATGGTAAGAAATATTCCTCTTCCCATATGGAATTTTCGATAGAAATTATAAATCCAGATAGGTATCTAACTAGTGAAGAAATGGTTGAAATTAAAGATTGGTTATTCGGGCAAGATGGCTGGGCTAAGCTAGAGTTGCTAGATGATGATGCGGTTCATATGGACTGCTACTTAAATTGCATATTACAGCCTGATCAAGATATATTCGATGGTGGTTACAGAGGAATTAGATGTACACTTATTAATCAATCATCTTTTGCTTATAAAAATCCAGTGATTATATATGACAGAGACTATAGAGATTTATTAAAAAATAGTCAAAATGCTGAAGTTGGAGATATAAAATCCACGATTAACAAAGGGCAAAACGACCCATTGATAAAAAATGACGGGAAATATATCTATCACACTATAAGCACTGAAGAAGCAACAAAGATTACCCGCCGGATGAGATGTGGCATTTGTAAATATCTCAATGTATATGTCAAGTCTGCCGAAAAGGTTGTATATCCTACTGTCGAAATTGTAACTACAAACTCCCATCCCGATGGTCAAAGCGGACTATATTTTGGAGTTTACCGATACCCTACTATATACAACAATAGTATGAAGCATGGTATGGTATTAATGAACTTTGATAATCAGTCCTTTGCTCGCAAATATTTAACACTTGTATCAACAGTAGCGAGGGACAACAAAGATGAGGTGTTTGATTATTCCGAATACGGGCGTAGAATAGCTAGCATTTATAAACGAAAGTATGTTATCGACTGTGCCACAGGTATCTATAAAATATATAAATTAGACTCTGATGGTAATTGGGTCGATGACGAACCTCCTCTTTCGCTAAGAGTATATCCAAGTCTTTGGCATACTTTTGGCTTTTTAAAGTTAAAAAATGGGCTAAATAGAATTGGCGTAACAGGATGGGTTGAGTCAATGAAGATTTCATATACTCCTAAAATAAGATTGGGGGCATTCTAATGATTTCACATTTTGAGATTGACGGCGAACATCAAACCCCTAATCTAGAATTATGTTGTCCAGACAGAAAGACACGCCTAGGTATACTTTTCCCCGTAAACAATGTTAGCATTTCTTTGAGGTTTGGTTCTATATCAGAATTAATATTTACAATACCTTCAACATTTTACGATTCAGTTCAAGGTAAATATATAAATGTAACTAATTATGACAAATTAAAACCACAACTTTTGATTGAGTCAAATACCATTGATGGCGTTTATTCAGTTCCAATTTATGACGATAACGGAGATATTACCAGTAGAGAGGATATAGATATAAGATGGTGGGTTATTAATAGTGTCGATGAGTCTTTTGATGGGGTTGTTGCAAAAAAAACAGTTAAAGCCTTTAGTTACGAACACACACTAAAAAGAAGAAATATTTTTTTAACGGCGTCACAAAATGTAGGGGCTACTTCGTATAGATTGTACTCCAATAATCAGGAAACAACTTATATGATACAAGGTTCAATTCCTTATGATGGAACATATTTTAACAAAAATTTTAAATCTGACATTAAGTCTGTTGTAGACAATTATAATAAAACCCACGCCCCGGTAAATATAGAATATGTGGGAGCTACAGGTCAAGTTAATATATCCATTACCGAGTCTGAGTTAAGTACCATGCTAGATGTTTTTGGATACAGTGAATATTTAAGTATTGACGAGTTTTTAACAAGAATAGTAGTCGATTATTTATATTCCCAACATTACAAAAATGTAAGATCTATTGGTTCAACTAGTTTAAAAAAGGAACTTGAATATGCGAATTCATTATTAGAAATATATTCAGAATCAAACGGTGTTTCAGATGAATACTACCTAACACGTACTACATACGATTCGATAATGGGTATGGTTGTAAAGGAATGTCCGTCGTGGAGTGTGGGTAGTGTGTCCCCTTCTTTGCAAAGCAAATATAGTTATATTCAAGATATGTCTGCGAATGCTTATGATTTGTTGATGACTACAGTTAGTAAAAATTATGAGTGTTTTCCTGTTTTTGATAACACTAACTTAAAAATACATTTACTTACAAAGTCTGATTTTGTTGACTGTCTAAATTCGGGGTTTCATCTTGGTTTGCAAAATGCCATCAAAGAGGCTAATGTTACATCAGATACGAATGAGCCATGTACTGCCCTAGCAGTATACAGTGAGAACACTACAGACTATGATATGGGATTAATCAATCCTACTGGAGATAATATTATATACAACTTTGATACATACAAAGAATATATGCCAGACTCAGTATCTAAATTGATAAGCAATTGGACTCACAAAATAGACATGTTTAGCGATGTCAGCAAAGCTATCGGTAGATGGATAATCTACTACAGCCAGCAAAAACAAAGATGGCAGACAAAGATGGCGACTGCTTTAGAAGATTACGCTGATGTATGCACCGAAATAAATACATACAAGGACGTAACAACTAAAATGACAGAAACCTATTCTCTCTCAGCAAACCAGACGAGTTATGGTTGGTATAATCTGCCAACTAATCGCGGTAATATTGGAGGTACAGTTGAGCCTTATACATGGAGTTATCTTAAAGGTGTCGAGGTTGCTTGGAATAATGGCGACACAACTTACATATCTCGGTTTCATTCTACCTCTTATCTGGGTAGATTGATAAAATGCTCTGAGAGATATTATAAATATAGGCACCAGTATAATATAGCCGCATTTAAATATTATCTAGCCGCATTTTACAGAAAGGTAATTTATAAAACTTGTGTTTTATCTAATACCACTTCTCTTCCAAAAGTGAATAAATTTATGACAAATAAACAGTATTATGGCAGTGAAAATAATACTTTTTCAATGTATTCAACCCTGTTTAATAATAAAGGTGCATACAAGCTAGTTATGCCAGGATATGTAGATGAGTTCAATAAAATTGTTGTAAATCAATCTGCAATTTCATTTGAAGATAAAACAATTGATAGCTACAACTTGCCATCGGTGTATCCCTACACAGGCGGATCCAGCAAAGTAAATATTAAAAATTATTTTAATAGCAAAAACAATACATATGACATGGAGAGTTTTTATAGTTGTAGTAACTGCATTCTATCTGGCGTTAATTACCGAAAGGATATTGATAAATACATTATGAATGGTACATGGACTAATTCTGATATCAAATTTCCGGATATAATTGACGTTGGCAGTACAGGTGTTATTAAATTTAATACAGATACTGTAATAAATAATCTTTCTAAACTAAAAAGTCTTGCTATTTCTGATCATGTCCAAAAAAGCCAAGACAGATACACCTTTTCAACTACCCCAATAAACTTTTTATTTATGAGTGAGTATAAAGATATGCTTAACAAATTGTATCTAGGTAGTGTTGTAAAAGCAGAAACCTCGCCTGATAATTGGGTGGAAACATATTTGTTAGAATTGCAGCTCAATTATGATAATCCTAGTAGCGTCACAATGACTTTTAGCAATGATTATTGTTCAAGATTGCTGAAGTTCAAGTTTGCAGATTTGTACAAACAGATCTCGCAAAATACAACCATTAGTAATTCTTACACATCAGATTTGTATGGAACAAGTTAAGGAGGGATATTTTGATAATCTTAAAAGTTAATGAAAATAAAGTATTGTCTGTAAATAGTACTACAGGTATTTATCAGTCAGAAAATAATTTTGATAAATTTAGAGTGTATGTATCACCTTTTATTAGTGGTCACTCCGTAGACACTCTTACTGTTAATCTTAATATTGTAAATCCTGATGAAGAGATGGATATTATAGAATTGAAGCTAAATAAAGACACTTCAAATTATTTTACTCAAGATCTAAATTTAGGGGTGAAATATACAAGTCTTCCAGGACAATACAGAGTATATATTAAATTTATCAATGCTGAAGGTGTAGTTGGTAAAACAAACTGTATCCACTATGTAGTAGAGGAAATAGATGAACCAGCAGATGCAATTTCAGAAAAGTTTATTACTATAATAGACCAGTACAATTCAAGATTGATTGAAATTGATCAAAAAATACAAGAAGCAGGAACTGTTATAAGTGTAAGTAATGAAAGAAGTACACCAACTTCTACAATTGTTTTTTCCGATACAGGCATAATGAAAATATTTGACTATAACACATTCACAAGTGGTGGTTTTTTTGCTAGTAATGGATGTGCCAATGCTAAATATATATTTTTCCCACAGACAGTAACTAATATAGGCTCTGGTGTGTGTGCTGGTTTAACAAAGCTAGAACATGTATACATTGATAATGATGCAAATTCTAAAACTCTAACAGTCGATAGTAGCGCTTTCAGCCTTTCCAACGGTGCGACTGCTACAGTACACTACAAAAAAGACTTTCACTATGGGGAATTTGTTGCTCGTTTTCTGTTTAATATAGGATCAAGATTAAATTCATTGGAGTCTAATACGTCAGATTTACAAAACAAAATACAAGATCTTGAAGACGACAAGGCTGATTTAGTTCAAAGTCAAAACCTTTTTGATGTGTTGGCTTATTTAGATTTGTTAGCATCATCCACCAATCCAGTCACCAAAGGGGTCTTGGATAATATTGATAGGAGTAATAATAGTTTTACAATCACTTCATCAGGCGATGATTGCTATACAAATAAATGGACAAATGCTGACAGTCCAAAGTTTTCAATTGATGTTAAACCAAATACAACATACACACTTAGTTGGGATTGTGAAGGAGCTAGTGGTAATGTATTTGTTTTTAGTAATGCAACTACAACAAAAATATGGAAAGCTGCGAATAACAAAAAGCTACTAACATTTACTACAGACGATGATACCACATTCGTCACTGTTCGATTTGGTGTTGCTAATGCAAACAATACAGTTACTTATAACAACATTCAAATTGAATTAGGTGATGTCGCTACAGAATACACTCCTTGTAAAGTTGCACAGGGTATCAAAGAGTTAAATCGTAAGGTTGACAAATTACAATCTAGCAATAGCGATAAAATAAACTCCATTACTGATGATATTACTAACCTTGCAATTAAAAACCAGACAACTAAAGCAAACAGTGCTGTCATTACTGATAGTAGCAATTATAGCATTCTTGATTTGCAGACCAGCAATGATGATTTTAACATATCGCTATACGGTAAGAATCTGCTTAATCCTAGTGTCTTTATAAGAAAATACCACACAAATGCGTATGTAGCTCAGGGCAGTATGATTGTTGATAGTGATTCAATCAGCTATAATATGACAGAGGGCAACTATTGTGGAGTATATTTTAAGTACAACGAGTTTATAACAGACAGTCTGTTAGTCGATAAGCCTTGTGTGTTTTCTTTAATTGTCACAGTTGATAAGTCTTGCACATTTAGGCTTTTTGACGAAACCAATAGTCAATATGTAACAAAAACATTAAAACCAAATGTGGAAACACTGATTAGTTTAAATACTACAATAACTCAATCTGCAAAAGCACTAACTATGTACGGTGTAAATATTACAGAGACAACTCATATTAAACTGTCAAATATGATGCTTGAATTAGGTGACTCCGCTACAGAGTATGAACCTTATCAAGATATGCAATCTGTGTCAAATAGTACAGATTTGTCAAATATACATACTTACTATCCAAATACCACCGTTATTTCTGACTGCGATTGTCAGATAGCTTATGTAGCTGACACAAAAAATTATACAGACCACAACCTTGATACAAAGGAAAATATATCTAACAAAATTGATACAATCAACTTTCCTAGCACAACCTACTATCCGTCAAATAAAGCAGTATGGGACTATGTAAATAGTAAGTTAGAAACACCTCTATCAGACATTGAAAGTTTGAAATCTGGTAAGCTAGATAAAACAGATTTTAACACTTACAAAACTGCAACAGACAAAGTAGTTGGGGATAATACTAATAACATCAATTTGCTTGATACTAATAAGGCTGATTTAGTGCAAAGTCATAATATGTTTGACTGGAGTAAATTACTTTCTGCACATACCTCCGCTTTTACTGTTGACAAAAATGAAGATGAAGGTTATCGAATTACTGGTACAACAGTAAATAAGTATCAGCAGATTTTAACTAATCAGAAGTTACAATTAGATGATGGTGATTACTACATTAGCGATAGTGCAATTAACAACACAGATGCTATTGTGTATTGTCAATTAGCTTTGATTGATACAGACGGTAAAAGCACTTATTATAACAATGCTAAGGTGACAATAGATAGCTCAAAATATACATCTATATATTTATCAGTACAAACAGGTGCTACAGTTGGTGAAGTTGATACTGTTATTTATCCAATGTTATGTAAGTATGATGATGCAAATATTCAGTATTTGCCACACAGGGTATCAGAGGGTATACCTTTAATCGCTGGATGTATTCCAAATATTAAAAATAATGTATCAGCTAAGGCTGATAATATTGTTTGCAGTACTGACAAAGCATCATCTTGTTATTTAAATGATAGCTCCAAAAACCATATTAAAGGTTTATCTTTATATGGTAATTCAATACAGTCTGCTGTACCAACTCCAACTGCACCAGTAACTATCGATAATGTTAATAATCCTACTATTACATTATACAAGAAGAATTTGTTTGATATGAATAGATGTACAATTCATACAAATGGTAAGGCTATTCTTAATTCTACGGATAGAGTAAACTCTATAATTAATTTTACTACAAATGGAAATACGGTAAATTCTGGTGTGTATATGAGACATACAGATTTAAATACCCCAGCAGGTCTAGACCGAGGATATGGTATTGATTATACAAAGCTAAATGGTAAATCAGTTACATTATCACTTGATATCCAATCTGATGTTGATTGTAGAATGCGTGTACAGTTTACGAAGTATAGTTACACTGATGTAGATATTTCGTCAACAAAACAAAGATTTTCTGTAACAGAAGTAGTTGACACAAGCAAACTTAATAAAGCATTTTGCTTCTATCTTGATAATATAGAAGCAACAGTTACTATCAGTAATATTCAGATTGAGGTCGGTAGTATTGCAACAAACTATGAAAGTCGTGAATGTAACAGTTTAACGATTGAAAAATCTTTACATGGTATGGGTGATGTATGTGATACCCTCACAGTAAATAGCGACGGTACAGGTTACATAACACAAAGATTATTTGTAGAAAGAATCACATCACAGAAAAAATCAACCAGCCTTGAATGGAATTATTCTGCAACGACAAATAGATTTTTCAGAAATGACTATTCATATTCATTTGATGTGAAAGATAACAAGCCTTTAATTTTGTGTAGTCACCTTGATGTAGGAGAAAATGAAAAGAATACTGCTTTTGATAATTCAATAGGTTGGATAAATGTTAGTGGTGTTGGAATTGCAATCAGAATGACTGAATTTGATGGTGATATTGCAAAATTTAAAAAGTGGCTTGATGATAATGAAGTGTATATGGTTGCTCCACTTGCAAAGCCGATTAGGGTTGATTTATCTAAGGTTGAAGTTGATAAAATACTTTCTTTATACACTTACTATCCAATAACAACTATTATTGCAGATTGTGATTTTCAGCTTAAATATATAGCTGATACAAAAATCTATACAGATTATAAAAATGATTTGTTAGATGAAAAAATTAAGCAAAATAGCAATGATATTCAAAAGAAGTACGATAATTCGAAAATTGAAACGGGTATTGGTAATATATATTATCAAGGCACTAATATTATCGCTAAGTTTAATTATACAAAAATTGAAAATATGGTAACAATTCAAATAGCTATTTCAAACTTACCTTCGGATAAAAATTATCTTGATTGTTTAGGATTACCGTTTATAGCTACAATAGGTCAAATTTATAGATGGTTAGCTATTTCGAGTGCTAATAATCAATATAAGTTAGCAGTTAGTGGATCTCATTTTTATATTAATAAAATTAGTGGAAATTTTGCTTCTGATGAAACTATTACAACTACATTTAGTTATTTAATTAATAGCTAGGAAAGGATTATAAAATGGAACTGAAAGAAAGAGTAACTCTTGATATGCTAACTCCGGAAAGTGTATCGGTATTAAAGCAACAGTTTATGACTGTAAATGGTGTAGAAATGCAGGTTGGCAGTAATGAACGAAATTCATTTAGCAACACTAAAGAAGATAGAGAAGTCTTAAAAAGCTTATTATCCGAAGAGTACCACACAGCAATTATTGCTGTGTGGGGCGAAATTGAGGATGAAGAATATGAGGAATACGAGGAAGATAACTAATGGATCTTAAAACAATTATTGAGTGGATTATTTTAATTGGATCCTGCGTATCAGCCCTAGGTATTATTATCGCTTTTCTTCAAAGACAACAGAAGAAAGCTATTCAAATCATTTTTGAGAGTGACTATTTTAAAAGAGAGTTTGAGAGTTTATCAGAGCAAATTCAACAGTTAAATGAACGGATGGATGATTTGGAAAATAAATTTAATAAGCAGGTTGACAACATTAATCGAAATATAGACAAAAATAGTTTGATTAATTGTCGAACTGATATTATTAATTTTCTAAGTGATTTAGAAAATGGTGTGCCAAAAGATAAAGAGCAAATACACAATGCTTATGAAAGATTTGATTACTACACTAATCGTTTACACGGTAATTCATATGTACACGATAAGTGGGTAAAAGTAATGCAAAACAGAAAGGATTTAATGGTATGATGAAAAATAGAGATTGGAAAAATTGGGCGAAGTGCGCTGGTATCAGAGCCATCAAGACAGTTGCGCAGACAGCTGTTGCTACTATTGGTGTAAGTGCAGTTATGAGCGATGTTAATTGGATTGCAGTAGGTTCAGCTTCTCTACTAGCTGGCATTCTATCAATTCTAACAAGCGTAGCTGGACTACCTGAAGGTGAAGATAACGAAGGTGAATAACTATGGCTAAATATAGCAAGAAGTCTGTTACAATTGAAGCATATCAATATGAGGGTGAGTTATACCTTTGTAAAACAGACATTTTTGAAGAAACATATGAACAAGTGGATGAAAGATAAGGAGTGATATATATGTCAAAGATTACTTTTATTGATGTTAGCAAGTGGAATGGCAATGTAGATTACAAGAGTGTTAAATCTGCTGGTGTTACAGGTGTTATCATTCAATGTGGCTACGGTATGGTATCAACACAGAAAGATCCATACTTTGAAGATAACTACAAGAAAGCTAAAGCACAAGGCTTAAAGGTTGGCGCTTATCTTTATAGCTATGCTGAGAGTGTATCAGACGCAAAAAAAGAAGCGAATGTATGTTTAAAGTGGATTAAAGGTAAGAAGTTTGACCTACCTATCTACATTGATATGGAAGAAGAAGGTCTAACATATCTAGGTAAGTCAACTCTAACAAAGATTGCAACAAAGTTTTGTAAGATTGTTGAAAAGTCAGGTTACAAGGCTGGTGTATATGCAAATGCAAGTTGGTTTAAAAGTAATTTAAATTATAATTCATTAAAGAAGAAGTATAGTATTTGGTTAGCCCAGTATGCTAGTTATAAGGATTTTGATTGTGACATTTGGCAATATACTGATAAATTAATGATTAAAGGCAAACCATTTGATGGTAACTATGCTTATAAGACTTTTGAAGGCAAAAAGAAAAAATATGTTAAAGTTAAACATAATTATTATCTAAGAAAAAAGGCATTTATTGACCCTGTAACACAGTCAAATAAGCCTATTGCGAAGTTAGCCAAAGGCACTAAAGTCGAATGGATTTCTGACGATGGTACAGGCTTTAGTAAAGTAAAATTCAACGGTCATACTGGTTATACACTTAATACTATGTTAGATAAAAAAGGTCTATCCAAGTATAGAACAAAGGTATTTCCTAAGGGAAGTAAATATCATAGAATTTATAAGGGTGCTATTAAGTATAGCAAGGCAATGGACAAGGCTAGAAAGTTTACTATCATTTCTTATACAGAAGAAGGTAGATTTAAGGGCTGGTATTATGTAAGACGAAATGGTAGATACTATTTTATGAAGTAA